GTTTACCGGTTGTCAAGCATTAAGTGAATATATATTTTATCGGCATAAATATATGTGACGCACCACGCATGGTGTGAGAGGTGCCTAGCGGAAATCGGCCAAAAAGGGGCGATTTTGAAAACCCGTGAGACAATCCTGCGATGGAAGATTGCGCCCTATTGGAAATAGAAAGCCCCACTTTCGCGCCTTCGCTCGACACACCCCGGCAGCCATGGATATCCTCGCCATATTCTCTGATTTCATGGTGGGATATGGAACGGTTTTCAGCATCTGCTTTTTTCGACATCGCCACTCAGCTCAGCATTATGAGCGAGAATGCGGATCGTGACCGCCGGGGCGGGATTCAATTCTCAATTACCCCAGAACAGCGGCAGACTTTCCTTGCCTCTTTGAGACGGATTGAGGTGGAGTGCAGGAAGCTGGATTTGAAGGTGTCGTTACACGCCGCATCTGAGGCCATAATCACGTTTGAGAAGTCAAAGTATTTCGGCGACCTTGGCAATGGGACAGAGCAACTCAGAAACACGATTGAATGGGAGATGCGGTCTTTTCTGTTCTTCCATGTGCCGTCGAAGCAGGCGGATTTTTACGCTCAGTCGGAATTGTTCGGTGCTGATGTAAACGCCAGATTCCCATCCATTCAGTTCGACATGATCGAGGCCGGCGACTGCTTCGCCATGGGCCGCGGAACTGCCTGTGTTTTTCATCTCATGCGGATTATGGAAGTGGGAGTGCAGGAGTTTGGAAAGAAGCTGGGCGTTACGTTCGTCGATCAGAAGAACTGGCAGAACATTCTTGACGAAATCAACAAGGCGATTAAGGCGCTACCCAAAGATCCCACGACGGTTGAAATGAGCCAGGTTGCCGCGAACCTCTATGCTGTCAAACTCGCATGGCGAAACGAGGTCATGCACCCGAACGACAAATACACCTTGGAAGAGGCAGGGGATTTGATTCGGCTGGTGAAGGTGTTTATGGGACAGTTGGCGACTGTTGTTTAGGCGTAATCCACGCGTAGATTGGGGAATCTGATGCAATCAATTAGTGCCACGGCGGCCAAGGAAAACGATGTCCCAATAGACATTTCAAATCAGTTAGAATCCACTGCTTACTTTCCGTTTGCACGGCTTCGCCGCTGGTATCGCTACTCCGTGTTGCGATTACAGTTGCGAGAGTTTTGCAGTTTAGCGCATCGCATTCGATGGGTATCTCAAATACACGCAGTGGAGCGCCTTCGTGGTAAGGAATCAGTCCGGTTGTGGATGGACGAGGCTCTAATGCCCCCTCCTCAATCTCGCCAACGTACATACATCGACTACATGCGACAAATAGAGTCGGACCATCCTTTTCTGTCGATCTTTGACTTACTACTACTGTCGAAGGCATGGCGGGCCGGATCGGAATGGAGAGACGGCACCGAGGGCAAGTTGCAAAGTCGAGAAAATGGGTGTTCATAGTGATGTGCGCTATGATACTCCCATGAAGACGCCGCCAGACAATCCCGAATTCGCCAAGTTCACTCAGGCTATGCGGAAGATTATGGGAGTGTCGAAGACGGAACTCCAGAGGCGAATCGAGGCCGAAAAAAAGGAGAAGCAGGCTAAACGCCCCGCTTCCCCCGTCCCTGCCTCTTCATCCACTTCCCAGAACTAGAAGCCTCTCGTTTCCCCAACCTTCCCCGTCAATTCGGCATAGGTCAACCGTTTATTGGCGATCTGCGAAACCGCCAGCGCGAACCGGTCAAGATCGTTTAGCGGATTGTCTTTGGTTGCGCGGTTGTTATACCGGAATACCTGCTCTTCGACGTACCGCGCCAAGTGGAACGGCTCGACGCTGACATAGGTGCCATTCAAGCCCCTCTTCAACAGACTCCAGAAATTCTCGATTCCGTTGGTGTGGACGTGTGCCTGGACGTAGCTTTCGGCGTGGTTGATGACCTCGTGCAAATACTCTGTACTCAGGTGTGGATAGACCGCGAACTCATCGGTAATGATCCATGAGCCATCTTTGACGTTCTCTTTTACAGCCGGGTCCATATTTGACTTATGGCGATTGGGAAGAACCTTGGCCTTCACCCGGCCGCCCCGCTCCAGCATCCCAAGCACTACAGCCTTACCGTGACCGCCCTGCAATCCAACATCCTTGGGGCGCCTCGACTTATGCATATTCTTCACCTTGCCGCCCACGAAGGTTTCGTCAATCTCCACCGGGCCATTCCCGCCGATCTTCTCAAACGAGCCGTCACGCATCGCCAGCCGTATCCGATGCAGCATGAACCACGCCGACTTCTGCGTAACCTTCACATCCCGCATGATCTCGTAAGAGCTAATCCCGTTCTTGCAGTTCACCACCAGCCACACAGCCACCGCAACGCGACAGCGAAAGACGGATCACGCTTTACCAGTTCCACGAGATATTGGCGCTTAGTCATCGGCTTTCCTTTCCGTTCACTTCCCGTCGATCTTCAAACCCTTCGACAAGCGCAGACGGTGAGCAAGAATCTCCGCGCGTTGCGTTTCGATGGTTTCGGCGAGTGTTATCATTCGCGAACCATCCAACCATTAAACTGAGTGCCTTCGTTGCCTGTCTCCGCTTCGTAGCGATTCGCCGCACTCTTCATAATGTCCTGCATATCCAACCCTTCCCGGTCGCAGAAGTGGCCCAGGTTCGCCAGCAGGTCAACAATGTTCTGTCTGTGCAGGTCCAGAAGTTGCGCTTCAGAGATTCCGCCGTAAGGCGCTTCCCCGTGAGCCTCCTCAAAGTGAATCAGCGTATCCTTAGCCTGCTTTGCGCTTTCATCGTTCGTACCTTCAGGATCAGGCGGAAGACCTTCGCCACGGTCCGCAATCACCGCCGCGCACGGATCGACAGAGCAGGCGATAGAATCCCGCCCGCAACCCTTGCACATATCACCTGCAGCCGCTTTAACGAGATCAGCCGCAACCGGCTTTACATTCGGAAACAAATGCGGGAGTGTGCCGGGATCGGGAATCCTCACGATAGAAGGCGAATCCGGCAACGCCTTATCATGCGCCATCATACACGACGCGCAGCCCGCTAGATGCTCGTCTGTTTGCGGATGCTGACAGAACGGGCAATTTCCTTTCTCGCCCTCGTCGTGAGTCTCGCACAGTTCGCCAATGTGAACCGGACCATATTCCGTAACCCAGTCCGTTGCGTCCATGAAAGCCCGCGCTGCATCCGAAGTCGGGAAAGTTTGACCCTCAACACCGTAACCCTGTTGATCGAAGATGCTAAACGACTTGACAGGCGCAACATAATCCGCCCTGCACTCATTATGAGCAAAGAACATCGTGCGTTCTACCTGCTCCCGATCCGCTTCCGTCAATGGCTTGCCGCACTTTGAGCAGTTGCCCATGCAGCGCTTTGTCTGTGGATTGTTCATCTTTATTGCTCCTCTGTGGCTGGTAACCACTAAGTGATCAGCAAGACAGCTAATCAACTTGTCACCCACCCTACTCTTGACGTTTACCGGTTGTCAAGCATTAAGTGAATATATATTTTATCGGCATAAATATATGTGACGCACCACGCATGGTGTGAGAGGTGCCTAGCGGAAATCGGCCAAAAAGGGGCGATTTTGAAAACCCGTGGTATGTTGTCATGTGTCAAATTCCGCCCAAAACGAGAGATTAGATTGGCCTCCGGCGCTCAATGTGGTCGAGGAAATCATGTTTGTTAGTGCATTGCAGGTGTGTTCGAGCGAGGAGGAAATAGATCGGCGAGTTCTCGTTGAGCGGCAGCGTCGTCTCCAGCGTCCAATTTTGCCGCCAGGGTTCGGCGGGACGATTCGAATTGAGCTTTGCAAGTCGGTATCGCCTCCCGGTAAAGACGCGCATATTCAAGAGCAGCCACTGGTTTCGTTATCGCAGCCTGAGTAACCATCGCGCCATAGGCTCGGTTTTCAATCTCAAGTTCAAAGTAACGATTCAGGATGCGCTGGAACAAGTTGCGATCGATTGGAATGTCAGCCATAAACCCCTCCTGCGCCGCTGGCGCTCATAGTGAGCCATGATAACCGCCGAGATTGAATCGCCGCTGATCGTTCCGGTTTATTCCGGGTTCGACCGATTTGTGCGTCTTCATCGCGCTAAACTGGTTGGCATGTTTGAAACCTATTGCGATGAATCGGGCGGTGCGGATCACGGCTTTATTGCGGTGGCCGGATGGTTGGCATCGGTGGAGCGGTGGAGGAAGTTCGAGGCTGATTGGAATATCCTGCTGGGGCGGTACGAAGTCCCCTACCTGCACATGAAAGACGTTGCCCACTTCCAAGGCCCGTATAAAAAATGGTTCGCGGCGAGAGATGAGCGGGAGAAGTTTCTAGCTCAAGCTGTCGAGATAATCCAACAGACTGTCGAGTTTGGTTTTTTGTCTGTTGTCTGGTATGACGCCTTCCGCAAAGTGAACGAGCGGTTTTATCTGGACAAGCACCAGCACAGCCCCTATGCAATAGCTGGGCGGTTTTGCATTGCCCGGGCGAATCAATGGATGAGGCGGAAGGGTCACTCTGTGCGCGATGTAGCGTATATATTCGAGGATGGCGGGCCGGCCATTGGCGGTTTAACTGACCTGGCAAAGCGTTCTGGCGTGCAGATCCCAACTTTCCATCCTAGCCGTGACACTGAACTGCAAAGCGGAATGGTGCCACTCCAAGCTGCTGATTTTTTGGCTTATGAGATTAGGAAAGGCGTAAGAGATCACCGCGATAAGTTTACAAAGCCTGAAGAGTTTAGGAAGTCGTTTCAGGCGTTCTTTTCCTGCGATGTGGAGCAGGGAAATTATGAAGAGTCGGAATTGCTCGACCTGTGCGATGATGCCAAAATTCCGATCAGAGATTTTGGAGTCTCTGCGTAGACTGGATGAGAAGAAAGGAAATCCAGATGAAACATTTGAAGCAACTACTCATTTTGTTCCTTGGAATTGTTCTCGGAATTGTGATAGCGCGTCCGTTCGGTGCCAAAGCACAGGATGCCAAAGACCCGAGCCATCACGAAATGGGGCGGATTACCATGACGCCAATCAGCGCGACCCCGACCGGCAAGGTTACGCTATACGCGACCGAGCGATACCTCGGATTTTCTTGCACGCAAACTCAATGCTATGTTGTCACGATGGATTAGAGATGAACACTAACAGAAAGGCCCCGCTCGCGGCAGGGTCTTTCTTGATTCCTTGTGTTGGTGCTGCAATCCAAGGATAAGGCAGGTTGACGCCCCGATGCAAATGAATAGTCTGCTTTTTCTCGTCGTCTCGGATGGGCGGGAATTTCGCATTTACGCTAATGGTCGCGTTGAAGGGTTTGGAGAACCAGTCAAGGTCGTCAATTATTTCCCTCAATTATGCTCTGATCTCCTACAAGCAGAGCTAACCCGGATCGGTCAGGACGTTTGCACGGAACTGCCCCACACACATCAGGATCAGCAAAGTATCGAGTAGCCGCCAGCAATGTCTTAGGTAATTCAGTCTTGCTCATAATCAAACCTCATACCAAACCATAGTATGCATTCATGTATGGTGTGTCAAGTAGTATAAATTTGGAGCGAGATAGAAGTCTAATCTATGCGTGGACCGGCAGACGCTAAACCCTATTCAGTCACACCCAGGTCGCGGGCGCGTTGCGTGGCTTCTGCAATCTGTCTTTGAGCCAGTATCACGGAATTGGCGAGAGCTTTAACCGTAGCAAGGCTTTGTGCCTCGCCGTATTCCATATCCGGGAGTTGCAGCAGGTCCACAGCCGGGCCGCTCATGAAGTCATTCGACCCTTGCAGGCTTTGGAGCAGCTTTGCGACACGCTGAGACCGCTTGCTCATCTGGTCCGCCGTGGCGAGGAGGTGAGCGAGAGCCCGCTTCGCCTTGTGGCACTCCAGAAGCGCAGCGCCCTGCTGCCGTTGGATATCCTCGTCGCTCAGCACTAGCCGCCCGTCAATCACCATCGCCTCACCTCAACATCTATTTACTACAGAATGTTAAGTTTTAGGTGTCAATGCGGGAGACTTTCTTTCGCTCCCCATTGGTAACCGACAGCCGCCAGTCAACCCCGGCCTATAGCTATTGATTGCGCGGCCTCGCCGGACGCCGACGGTGCAAGCGTGGTGTCGGAAGTATGTTGATGCCATTTTATCGCCTGCATAGTCAGACACATGCGAACACTTGCTAGTTTCAGAAAATATAGACTTACAGGCTAAAAGTGTCACAATCGGACGCGCACAGAGCCTCGTGGCGCGTTCGCTGAGACCTCGGACAGCCCCCAGCATCACCCTTTTAGACCCTCTACACACTTGTTTGGTCTAGGTATCGCCTTGCTCCGTCTGGTGCTGGTATCGACCTACCGCAATCCCGATCCAGACCCACCTATTCGCACCGCGCAGGCGAGCAGTGCATCCTTATATGGTGGCAGCTTGCCGAGCCGATGCGCCCAGCCTTCGCCGTGGATCGCCAGTCATCCGCAAGCCTCGAGCCTTCCTCCACTTGCCGGTGGGCCTGCACAGCCATCGCCGTAACTGTTCCATGATTTGTTCCCGATTTGCCGTCTTTGTTGGCCTTCTCGCGTCTCCCTTGTGTATAGCCTCAACACATGGCGACGATTGTAGGCGTCCAAGTCTATTAGATGGTGCGACTTGCGGCGATTAAGTCGGAGAACATCTTCGGATGGCGATGAGAGCGGACAGCGCCCCATTTTCGGGACCGGCCGCGCCCCCTCGACGCGCCCACCCTGCGCCCCGGCTCGACCTGGCCGGCGCTCGCGGACTCGCTTCCCCCGGGAACACGCGCGCAAGGGTGGCCCCTCGGGCGCACCGTCGCGTTCCGCGACCAACTGAATATATCCAATTTTCCCAATTCCCAAATCCCAAATCCGCTAGTTCGCGGAATTCTCTTGACTTGCGAAGTTGTCACATGGGAAATTAGAACAGTGACGTTGGAACGGAGTGAAGAGTGACAAAAATCATCCCTATCCCGCTTGAAAGGATCAGGCCCTTCAAGGGGCAGCCGCGGAAGTATTTCGATCCGATTGCACTGCAGGAGTTGGCGGATAGTATTTCTGAAATTGGGCAGCGGACACCTGCCTGGGTGATGGCGGACGGAGATGGGTACCAGTTGATTGCGGGTGAGCGTCGGTGGCGGGCTTGCGCGCTGGCTGGAATTGAAACGTTGCTGTGCGAGGTGCGGAAAGCGGAGAGTGCAAATTCACAGTACGTGGATTCGGTACTTGAGAACTTTGGGCGTAAGGATTGTACGGTGATGGAGACGGCGTTCGCGATTAAGCGGGTGACGGAGATTTACTTTGGGAGTGGGGCAAAGCACGGCGATGCGGTTTACGTGAAGGTTGCGCGAATATTTGCGCGGAGCGTGGCGTGGGTTCAGCAGCACCGGTCGTTGTTGAATCTGGATGTCAAGGTACAGGCGATGCTGAATCCGGCTTTGCCTGCGGATAAGCGATTGCCGACGCAAGTGGCGGTATCTCTAGCGAATTTACGGCATGAAGATCAGGTGCGGCTGGCCGGGGAAATTATTGAGCGCGGGATGAAGTTCCGGTCGGCACTCGCGTTTGTGCGCGGGTCGAAGACCGAGGAGATGCGGGTTAGGAAGAATGGGAGGACGAGGTCTCCTGCGGAAGACTTCAGGATGTTCCGTCGATTTCTGGAGAATCTCGGGCAAGGAGCGCAAATTATTTTGGGTATGCCGGTTGAAAACACTCGAGCGATGTTCGTCAATCGGCCTGCAAAGGATTTGACTTCGGTGATTGCGGTGTTGCGGAAACGAGCAAAGCAGTTGGAAACGCTGGCCGAGAAACTGGAGAGCTAGTGGAGCAAACTCCGACTTTCGAGGAAGCGTACGCGCAATACCGACGCAAGGTCCGGTACATCTGCCTGCGCATGCTTCAGAACGAAAACGATGCTGACGATCTGGTTCAGGAGGTGTTCATGCAGTTACACCGAAAAATTCACCTATTCAAAGGGGAATCCTTGTTTTCAACCTGGCTGCACCGGCTGACAGTCAATGTTGTGCTGATGAAATTACGCGGTAACAGAGCCAGGTTTTTGAAGAATGCGGTATCGCTTGAAGAAATGGCGGAAAACGACGAAGAGTCCGGCGCCGGGCGAAGTCTGGATAAAGCGCTGCTAGTCGAAGATGGACATTTACTGGGAGCCGCTAGTCGAATAACCATCAATCGCGTACTTGAAAATATGCCGGTCGGGTATCGGCTGGTTTGTGAATTGCACGATATCCAAGGATTCGAACACCACGAAATTGCTGTTCTGCTCGGCTGCTCGATCGGAAACAGCAAATCGCAACTGAGTAAGGCAAGGAAATGGCTGGCGGAGGCAATTGGCGTTGAGTATCGGGAAGATGATCAATCGGATGTCGGCGACCTGCTTTCCGGCTTCGATAAATGGCTGGCGGAGGTTTAGATGCGAATAACCCGCGACTGCTGGAAATGCGAATATCCGGAATGCGGCCACATCTGGATTGCGACGGGCGAGGATCCGCCGGAGCAGTGCGCCAAATGCAAAAAGCGCAAATGGCATACGCCGGGCTCGGAAGAGGTGGTCGAGGTCTCCGCTCCCGCGCGTAAATCAAACGGCAAACTCAACGCGCACGACAAAAAGCGGATGGCGGAGTTGAATGGCCGGTTTGACGAGCACCTTCAGGATGAAATGGAAAAACCATCTCGCCTGGCCCGAATCATGGCTTCCGTTCCCGAAGTTCGTCCCGCGGCGGAGATACTGGCGCCACAATCGATCTACCAGAGGCCGGCGCATGCGGCCAACTGCGGGTGTCTTTCGTGCCGGCCGCCGAAAACGTCGTGAACTGGATCGGCTAACGCATCCAAATGATCGAAGGTCGAAAGGAGTCCCCATGCTAACCATAGCCAATTTCCCCATCGTCCACCGCGAGCCGTTCCATTTCCGGTGTCCCCGCTGCCGTGCCGAAATCAGGCCGGCGAATGTGAAGTGTATTGTCTGTGCCAATTGTGGCGAAGGCGGAAACGTCGAGGCGTTATCCGCGGTGTTGAGGAAGGCGGCGTAATGAAGATCGGAACCAAGTCTGTTTTGTTCGGTGCTCACTGTTTCTTTCTCCACCCATGGTTTGTCGCCTGGGGATGGTGGAAACTCTACGGATTTCCGTGGGATCCGCGCATGTGGTTCGTCTTCTTCTTCCACGACCTCGGCTATTTCGGAAAGCCGGACATGGACGGCGAGGAAGGAGAACAACATCCGTGGACTGGTGCCAAGATCGTCAGTTGGCTGTTCGACGACTTCCCCGCAGTTTCGTTTCCTTCTTGGTGTGGCCGGACTGTTGGGGAACTGCTTGACATCAGGTACTTGTCATTTGCCGCATGAAACAAGTGGAAGGCAAAGAGGATGGCCAGTTTACCATCGACAATGACCTCACGGTGGGAGAAGCTCAATGGCTGGCCGGAGGATTTATGTTCTGGCTGCAAGCTGGCGCGGCTGGATTGATCAGGAAAAATGATGACCACTGACATCACAATCCGACCGCAGGCTCTCGAAGGCGAAGTATTGGCGCCGGAGAAGATGGACCCTTTCCTCGCGGCAATCGTCAACGATTCATATAAACGCCTCAACTCCGCCGTCCGAGATGTTATGCAGTCAATGTATCCGGTTGAAGGCGAAGTCCTCTCACCAGACACGCCACTGCCGCGCTATCGGACGGAGAACCTGGACCTCGCCAAGCGCAGGGCTGGCTATCACCGCGCGCCTGAATGCTGCGGCCACTACCGGAAAATGTTGTGTATCGGCAGATGGAGTTGCCGGGATTGTGGAGAGTACCTGTGAGCGCATATTCGGATGCAATGTGGGAGTTTAAGAGAGCACTGCTTTTACGTGTTCTGCGAACGCATAGAGGTGACTCGGGTGCCGCTGCGCGCGAGTTAGGGATTCACCGAAACACCATGAGTCGATTGATTGCGCAGACGCGCATTTCGATACTGGGAATCAGGCGGGAATTCCGCGAGCGTAAGGAAGTCGCACGCGAGATTCGGGCGGTAAAGTTAGAACGAGACCCACCGCTATCTTTACCTGAATACAAAACTCTAGAGGGTAAAGATCGTAGTAGTTATGCTCAGAAGAAACCTGTTCGGCGAGTTAATTCATTGGCGATGGATGATCGACTATGGAAAGCAGTCGAAAGAGTTGGTAACCGATGAAACAACAATGTGTCTGCGCCGCAACCGCCTATCGCAACAACGAGGATGGCACCCGGGATTACAAGATCGTCGGCAAAAGTTCCTGCCTAGTTTGCCGCGGTTCCGGCTGGGTGAAGACGTGCCCGGATTGCGACGGCGCCGGTATCTTCAACAGCAAACCATGTTACACCTGCCACGGCAACGGGAAAGTGAGGGTTGAAGGATGAGTAATAAAGAAATCTGCGGCAACATTCGAGACATCCTCAAGCATTTGATTGGCCAGCGCCTGTTGGACATCACGCAGCAGGATCAGGAAGACATAGACGCCGGGCGCGACCACTTCATTGAGTTGATGTTTGAGAATGGCGACACATTAAAAATGTTCTCGCTCGCGGGCGAGTTTTACAAGGCGCGCGGCTCTTTCGCCTTCAGCGATCCCGACAAACCAGATGGAGAGCGAGAATACACCCCGAACGAAGAAGATGCCAAAGCAAAGTGGAACGTCGTTGAGTGGCGGGACGAAGACGGAATCGCCTACCACAATATGCCGACATTCGGGAGACGGCATATCTTCAACGAAAACTGTTGGTGCGGGACGAGCAAGAAAATTAGAGACGACGGGATACCGATCATCACTCACAACGAAGAGAAGGTTTCCGAATGATGCTCTACCAAAAGTCCATCGCCGAACTCGAAGCGCAGCCCGATTGCAGCGTTATCGAGCAGTACACGCCGACTCCCGAAGACAGAGCGCGCGGCAAGGTCATTGTCTTCACCGAGCGCAGGCTTGAGGATGGGTCGCCAGACTGGGAATCGACTGTCCACATGCTGCCAACCTTCGGACTGCCACATTTGATTCATTGTGCGTGCTGGTGTTCGCCTGTCGAACATCGGGATCCGGATTACTATTTTCACAGGGCTAGCCAATGAATGTATGGGATGAAGACGAGCGCAAGCGCATCGAGTTATATAGGTCTGGCTGGTCTGTAACTCTCATTGCCGAGTACCGCAAGGAGTCAGTGGCGACCGTGCAGCGCAGCGTCAACAAACTGCTTGAACTGTTGGGCGAGAAACAAATCGAGGTGAAAGATGAAGGCGAGAAAGACAGCGGTTTTAAAAGCGTATGCAAGATTGAAGACTCCGTTTACCCGAGTGGATATAACGGAAAAGATGATCACTGAGCATCCGTTGCTCATGCACTGCTACGCGATCTACGGCAACAGTCGCATCGAAGTGCAGATGTTTAAGATTGACACTGCCATCGGTGGCGTGATGCAAACAACATTCATCAGGCACGGCGACATCGCTCCGCTGACCTGGGAAGAAATTCAGGATGCGCTCCATGAGTTATTCAATCCTGAAACTGTGGCTGTCGAGGTGTATCCGGCGCTGGCAGATGAATGGCAGGCTAAGACGAATATCCGGGTGCTCTGGGTATTGCCTTCAACCTGGCCGCTACCTTTCGGATTGCAGATGGCGAGCGCGTGGGGGAAGCCGCAAGGAGGTTCGATATGAGCGAATGTGGTGTTTGCATCTACGCGGATTCCGATGGTGAATCGGCGGAGTTTCAGGATGTGTCTATTCGTAAGGCTCGCAAGCCTCATCGTTGCTGTGAGTGTGGTTATGAAATCAAACCCGGTGAGCGCTACGAGCATTACTGGGGTAAGTATGACGGAGAGACCGCAGCCATTGATACCTGCATTATATGCATGGAAATCGCTGAGGCTTTCTATTGCGATGGTCGTTTGTATGGCGGCGGTTTATGGGAGAATATGAGCCATGTTATGGGGGAGTTGACTACAACTTGCTTTGATAAACTAAGCTCTCCAGAAGCAAAGGCTGAGTTACAACGCCGCTGGATTGAGTGGAAATTTGCGCAGGCACGCAAAAGGAAGCCGCAGTGAAACCCGAAACTCCCTACACCTCAACCGAACTCATCGACCTTTTGAAGAGCAGGCAAGGCGGTCTCAGTCAGATCGCCTTCGCCAAAGAGATTGGGATTTCGTTTCAGATGTTGAGCGACATCTATCTTGGCAAACGGAATGTCGGCAATGATCAGGTTCTCGCCTACCTTGCTCCGAAGGGGAAAGAGTTCCAGCACCGCGACTGCTGGCTTCTGGTTCCTATAGCCGGTCCCCATTCTGAATAACCCACACATGCGCGTGCTGCAACACCCCCTGCAAAGCAAACTTCTCAATATTCGCGCAAAGGTCAATATCGCCGTTTTGGTAGACCCGCACCACGGCCACGCCAGTCAGTTTCTCCGCTGAGTCGAGCGCGCGGATGAGAACGTCGGTACAACTCGGCCTATCCCCACTTCCACTCGCCAGGTCATTCAGAGTCGGCGCCACGTCTCCTTGAGCAGCAGCCGGCGGCTCGACACGCTGCTTCTCCCAGAACTCCTGCCCTCGCTGCGCCTGGGCGGCCTTCATCGCCTCTTCCATGCCTTGCTGGACCGCTACCCCTTGCGCGGCCGTCGGAACGCACTGCAGGTGCATCGCGCCATCCGGAAGATAGTCGCTCTGCTGGACCGGCACGCCGTACAGCACATCCAGAGTTGGCGGAGTCTTCCGATGCCGCAGGAGGTGCCAGATCTTCGCCGCCGTCGATTTGGTCTGGAAGTGGATGTCGGCCATATCCACGGCAATCGCTGTCGCGGTTTTGCTATTCATTAAGAACGCAAGCGGTCTCTGCCCCCGCGCAAGCAGTTGGTCGATCATCATGCGGGCGGCGATCAGGAATTGTGGGTTGGTGGGCATGAAAGCTCCTTTCGTGTTGCTCTCGGTTTTTTGACTTCTACAAGTGCGCCGCGAATTCCAGATCGATCAAGAATTTGCGAATCGGCGGTTGAGTAAGCGATCAAGGCTGATGGACCGCCAGCATTTCCAGTTGCGCTCGATCCATCGGGGTAGCGAAAATAGAGACGCCCTGCGATAAACAACACAGAATCAGCATACGGCCAAATCCACTTTTGCCAGACATCAATTTCAGTTCGCGCAAAGACTAATGCGATCCCCCGACCATGAAGCGCCATTCTTTCCATCCAGCCCCCGAGAGATTCGTCGTAAGGCGGATTGAGCCACACGCGGCCAGTTCCCCAGTTTTCTGTGAGCCCGTCTGTTGGGAGTTCTATATGCCTCGCAGCGGTCGGCCAGGGTCGCGGTGATGGAGCTGCGCAGGGGTCAAGGTCGAATGTTCCGAGTGCCTGCAGGATACTTGGCGGTGTCAACCAAATAACATCCTGCCCTTTGTTGGGTTTTGTGTGACCGCCGATTCCTTGAACTCCTCTCATATGGCGGTCTCCTGGGTAAAGTCTAGTACGGATTGTTTGAGACGGCAGCGGATTCCGATGTCGATATATTCGGGGTTGAGTTCGATTCCCACACTTTTACAGTTGAGCTTCGACGCGACCTGCATTGTAGTCAGCGAGCCGGCGAAAGGATCGAGGACAACTCCGCCCGCTGGGCATCCGGCGAGGATACAAGGCTTGATCAACTCTTGCGGGAAGGTGGCGAAGTGGGCCTCGGCGAATGGCTCTGAAGCGATAGTCCACACACTGCGTTTGTTGCGGGTGCCGTAGGCTGTGTCCGCAATTTTTAGAAGTCCAGCTGCGGTTCTGTGCTCTTCTGAATCAGACTTTTCGTACTCCGCAACTGTCTTGTGAGTTTTATTTCCAGATGCGCGTCCAGCCACTTCTATATACTCGCTTGCGCCGGTCCACTCCCAGCGACTAACTGCGCCAGTATCCCATCCATCCGGCATCTTGATCTTGCGCACATTCCCCATAACAGTCGAATTGCCACCCTCTCCATTGTCAAAAGTTGAGTTATTCACGTAGGCACCCCCGCGAAACGTCGGCCGAGATTCATCTTGCGTGCAGGGTTCTTTGATCGCCTCCATATCGCAGCGGTACCGCTCACTTTTGGTTAGCAGAAAAATATATTCATGCGCTTTGGTGCACCGATCCGTCACGCTCTCCGGCATTGGATTAGGCTTCGACCAAATGATGTCCTGCCGCAGCCACCAACCGTCATCCTGAAGCGCGAACGCGAAGCGCCAGGGGATGCCTACCAAATCTTTAGGCTTTAACCTAGGCGCGGTTCGTGATCCAATCGTGAGGCATCCGGCGTTGGTTTGTTGCTTCCACCCAGCCACATCGTTTCGCTTAACACCTTGCGCCCGTTGACCCGGCGAAGCGCAATAGGAGTCACCAAGATTCACCCAGCAGGTTCCATCTTTCTGTAGCACCCGGCGAATTTCTTGGAATACTACAACCATTTTCTCGATATACTCACGCGGAGTTTTCTCCAGCCCGATCTGGTTATCCACGCGCACTGCGCCACACTTTCCGCAAACCTGCGCATATGGCATCCCGCCAGTCTCTTCCTTGTACCGCTGGCCACCTCCATTCTTCCACTCGCCGAGAGTTGATGCTCCACTGGTTTGCGACCTGCCGCGGTGGTCGCAGTGAGGAAATCCACCCTGCCACTCAGCGGTTCCGTAATCTCTTAGTCCCCAGTACGGCGGCGAGGTCACCACGCAATTCACACTCTCATCCGGCATCTGCCGCAGCACGTCGAGCACGTGGCCCTGGTAAACCGTCACCGGACCGTCTTCAAAATAAGGCGTCATTCACTTTCCTTTCAGGCCTAAAAATCGATGTAAATCGATGCGGAGGTGCACAAAAGAGGGTTAGAAGAATACTCTACTAGGTGGCACGATGCCGGGGCGCGGGTAAAGGTATTAGGTGAAGGTGACGGGCATAGCGTAAGTATATCCTCAAGCAATCCTCCAAGTAATACATAGAGCAATGCTTCAAGCATAATCACCCCATCGAGAATGAGCAGCTTTCTCCGCTTTCTCCTTTGCTTTCTTTTTCTTAGTGTTCCACTTCTCGATTTCAATATCTTGTCGCTTTTGGTGCCAGTGACCGTCGCCATTAAGGGTGAAGAATTCAGTGAGCAATGCTTGAGCAATGCTTGGAGCATCGACAGCGCGTAGTTTTGTGATTGAAACAACTGAACCAATGTCGTTCGGGAGTGGGCCTTTACGCCAGTAGTGCATGAGGAGATGGAGGTAAGCTCCACTCCGCTCGGCGTCGAGATGTGATGTGTCGGCTAGGTAATCGCCGATATAGAGCGGCATCCAGATGTCAGTGTTTTTACTCATCGCTGACCCCGTTTGTTTTTGCCAGCGTGTCGAATTTCATTTTCAGGGTGGAACTCGAAAGAGTAGCCGGTGGAGATTGGTAAAATTTTCAAAATCCCCTGAGACTCTAAACGTTGAATACTCTGCACCACAGAGGAAAGATCACGGCCAATCATAGGTATTAACCTAAGAAAAATATCCGGCGGAGCGATAGTCGCATCTTCTTGTATTTCAGATATCTCGGCAATGGCTAGTAGGGTGAGTTTCGCCCGTACTCCAAGCGTCGTACCCCAAACTTTTTTTCGGAACTCAATGAGATTCATTCACTCCCTCAAGTGAGGCTGGCGGGGGATGCTTGAGGACACCCCCCAACCACTTTCGGCTTCGGGAGCGACCCAAAGCACCACAATGTCCAAGCCCGGCAGGCAGGACGAAAACAGACTACCACCCCAAAAATCTCTTTGCAAGCGAAACCAGTGAGTGTAAATTCAATTCCATGAGTCTTATTGGGATTGTGGCCATTTCCGTCCTCGCAGCCTTATTTCTCTTCACACTCCTCGCGGGTCTGGCCGTGCTTATCTGGCTCGCCATGCGGCTGAGAAAAGACCTCACGGCAGCTCAGCAGCAAGCGGCGGCAGTCTACGCAGAGACTCAAAAACTCCTGCAATCCCACCAGGCAGAGAGTCGGACATCCATCGAATCCGCGAAGTCGAGTTTCGGCGCAATCCGCAACGAGGTGAAGACCTCGCTCGAAGGACAGCAAGGCGCTTGGAAAGCGGCGACCGAGACGCAAACCAAAGAACTGCGAGCGACCCTTGACCAATTCAAAGCAGACATTGGCGTGGCTATCTCCAAGATCAATGCCGACGCTTTGCAGACTGTGGCTGTTCGGCTGACCAATGTTTCGATTCGCGCGGAGAAAGCTATCAGTGTCTTCCAAGAGTTGATTTTGAGCGCAGGAAATCCCGGGCCGTCCGATCTACCGGATGAAGCGTTTGCGCCTGAAGAGAGTCAGTTCGCCGGACCCCCTTCCGCGTATTCTGTGAGTCCAACAGCGCGCATGGATCAGGAAGCCGATATGGTCGAGCAAGCCTCACAATTAACCGAATCACTAGCCGAGGTTTAAATGCCGGCAGCCGCCAAGAAAACCAGAGCGCTCGCCATCGTCAAACCGCAGGCGCGCGGTGGGCGCCGCTTCATGCCGAGTCCAGGCGCTGCCGATCTGCGTCGATGGTTTATGTTCGACACGTTGGGCATGACTGAGCAGGCGATTGCCGAAAAAGAGAAAACAAATCCGCTCAACGTCCGTGATTCCATCGACTACATCAAGGAATGGAAATTTCGTAACTCGACGGCGATGCTCGATACAAAGTTTGTCGAGGTCGTCATGTCGCAGTTGGATGATGTCGGCAAAGTCTACCAGCGCGGCATGAAGGCAGAGAAGGTCGTCTACGTCAATCAGAAGACCGGCAAGGTGAAGAAGATGCCGGATATCGCGATGCAGTTGAAGACCGCGGCGGAGATCCGAAACGCGGTTGACACCATCCATCCCAAAGGACCGCTCGTCCAGAATAACCAGCAGAACAATTTTGGCGCGGCAGGTGGCGGAGGCTACGGGCCAGGCGCGAGCTTCGAGGCAATTCTCCGGAAGAAGCGCGAGGAGAAGGGCCTGCTTAATTCGCAAGACACCGAGATTATGGATGCCGAGTTGACGCACGAGGAATCGGTCGCCGACGAGTTTAAGGATTTTGGCGGGTCGGGCGACGATGACGAAGACGAAGACGAAGACGACGAAGGCGATGAATGAGAGTCCCGCGCCGCAACCAGGGTCTCAACGATGAAATCGAAGTGCTGCAGGACCACTACCTGCGCTGCGGACAAGACATCACCCGGGCTTGGGCGGAGTTACCATCCGGCGGATTGCAGTTCATCGAAAATGAAGTTGGAAAAGCGCTCGACCTGCGCTACTACCTCGAGAATTACCACATCATCAAGACTGAGCATGGGCAACTAAAAACCCTCTTTCCGTTTTGGGATCATCAGGAAATTCTGTATGAGGCGATTCAGGAAGAGTGGACCGAGCACGGCTATTGCAAAATCATCGTCCTCAAACCCCGCCAGACCGGCATTAGTGTATGGACGGCGGCTTCCATGCTCCACCACACCATGTTCACGCCCCACTGCTTCACGATGATCGTCGCGCAGAACGACGACACCTCCGAGTACATCTACCAGATGAGCTTGAATGCCTACGCAAATCTTCCATGGTGGATGAAGCCGGAATGGATGTACAAAACGAAAAACGGTGGCATCGAGTTCCAGCGCAGCGATGAAAAAGAGCGCATGGTGGACCCGGGCCTTGGATCAGGATTGCAGGTGTCGGCGGCGACGAAGACTTCAGGTGTCGCCATTGGTCGATCGATTCGAGCTCTTCATGCTTCAGAGGTTAGTCGTTGGCCGAACGATGAGGTGTACGAAGGCGACATCCGGCCCAGCATGAACGCGCGTGACACGTACCAGGTATTCGAATCCACTGGATTGGGTCGTAGTGGTTTATTTTACGAAGAGTGGTGTGCGGCTGTTGATGGCGACAGCGATATGAGGCCTGTCTGGATTCCGGTTTACAAGGTCAAGAAGTACTACACCCTGCCAGAGAACATGCCGGGGACGTTCGAGCTCGCCGATGACGAGATCACCTTCAACGCACGGATCAAGAAGGAAGAAGACTTCGAGATCCCTGATGCGTTCTGGGACTTCCGGCGGAACCGCATGCGCGCCGCTAAGCGCAAGGGAAAGAAGGCCGGCTTCCTTGAGTCGTATCCGTTAACACCGAACGAAGCATTCCAATCGTCAGGACTCTGCGCCTTTGACCGCGACTCGCTTGAATGGCAGGAGATGAACAAGGTATGCGATCCACTGTTTGCCGGCGAAATCACGCTCGTCTCGATGGAGCCGCCGCGCATCAACACCGACGACATTGCGGTGGTGAAAGAGAAACATGATTTGCCAAAGCGCAAATCTGGCAGGGGCGGGAAACGGCTGTTCATCTGGGAGATGCCAGATAAAGACGACACCTACTATGTCTCAATGGACGTGGCGCTCGGCAATGGTGGCGACTACTCGATGGCGACCGTGTGGCGGGCCGGGCAGGGTATAGAGCCGGACTCGATTGCGGCGACATGGTGGGGCTGGATCCCGCCAAAGAAATTTGCGCACGTCGGCGCGGCCATCGGAATTTTCTATAACATGGCGGAGATCGCAGTCGAGTACATGAAAGACGGTATCACCACGGGCAATGAGTTGCGCGACCTCGATTACCCGAATCTCTACCGGCCGCAATTCAAAGACAAAATCACCAGCCAGGCGACAAACTATCTTCACTGGCTGACGAACTCAAAGACCCGCGACGAGATCATTGGCTGCATGAATGAGGCGCTGCTCGACCATACGGTTGTCATTCGAGACGCTGACATGCTTGACGAGATGATCGACTTCGCGGCGATGGAAACGGATGGCAGGTCTGAAGGGCAAGGCAACAATGACGATTCCGTGATGTCGGGCATGATCGGCCTCTATTGCCTGCGCGAGACGACGAAGCACTTGAAGACTTCGGCCTCAACGGAAAAAGTTCGGTCCACGGGCGAGTTGCACATTTACGGCGTCTACGACAACATCATGCGCCAGCGCGGTCAATACAACACCCAGGCGGAAGCGGACAAGGTGATTCTTGGCAAGGCGGGATGGAGTGTCCGACCGATATTAGTCTGTCAGGCGAATACGCTTCACTCGCCGATTTGGGATGCTATGGGTGCGGAGCGTGATTTACATTTAAGGCACGGGCTGCACTCGACGGAAATCACTCCGGATGTTGTGTGGGCATACAAATCGGCGATGATGAACGCAGGACCGTCGCAAAACGAAGAGTTCGGAGCGGATTGGTAAAGGAGACGAGGATGACGAAGGATACACTGCAAGCGGAATCAGTTCTTCCGATCACACTCGAATTAGAGTTGGATCGAAACAAAAACGGCGAGTGCCACACAGAAACACTCAGGATTCAATGTCACGGCTATATCTATGAGGCAGGTGGAGACATAACCCTGTTCCGCGCAGAGGCTGGAGCGTTGAAAATATTTGCTGGATTCAACAGAGTTTTCGCCTACCGTGAATTGGAGGCCAACTGATGCCTGTTCTACCAAAAGTAGTTGGCGACAAAGCGACGGGGGCGTATTGCCCAATGTGCCGCAATCAGGGCTCACCCACGGTTGAGGCGATACGTGACCACGTAAATGTTTCCTGCCTCATGGGTCACAGAATGACCGATGCGCAGTTCTGGGCCATGCAACCCGACATGATCAAAACCGAAGTTCGGTTTGCACCTGGATCCGGCGATGTGAAGGTTGAAATCTGGGTCAACCAGGAATGCCTGATGAAAGCGAAGGATGCCCTCGGCGAGCGCTTCCATCCCACCATCGGGTCGATCATCCGAGCCTGCATGGCCGGCGCGCCGGTTCTTATTGATGGGCAGCAGGCGGAGAAACTGCGGAAACTCGGAGTGAAAAACGGCGCGGAAATGATTGCGACAGCCGAGCAGGTTAAGGAGCTTTCCGGCCAAAACGAGAATTTAGTCGCGAAGTTGAATGAGTGGGAAGAGAGATTCAGCAAGGCGATGTCCGGCACCTGATTAGAAGTTTTCTCCCGCATCCCCCCTCTAAACCTCAGAGATTCAGGTAAACTCCAACGCGATGGCCGATTCGACCGAGAGACCGGAAGCTGCGCTGGAGCGGGAAGTACTCGCCTGGTCCGACTCCGTTTACGACGAAGCGGAGCGGGAACTTGCCGACTCCCGCGAAATTCGGCTGACATCCCGGCTCATCGACTACATCTCCGGCCAGCAGTGGAACGCTAAATCCCGCTTCGGCCGCAGTCGGCCAACCGTGAACCGCCTCTTCCGGCAGTTCATGGAAATGGCGGGTATCCTCACCGACATCGAGCCGGACTTTCAGGTTAAGTTCCACAACGAAGACGAGCAATTCACCGCTCTCCAGACCCTGCTCAACGAGATGATTACCATGTGGGCGCAGGTGACGGACTTCGAAGCGGAGCTCACCCAGTCCGTCATGTGGGCGCTGCTCCACACGGGATTCGCCAAAATCCAATGGAACGGCGCGATGAACAACGGGATGGGGGATAACGAGTTCATGCCCCTTGGACCGCTGAATGTGATGAGTATCGGCGCGGGGAAGAAGCTGCAGGACGACGAATGCGTCATTGGCCGCTGGCCGGTAACGATCGAAACCCTCAAGCGGACGTTTGGCGAGCTGGCAAACGATGTGCAAGCCGACCTCGAAACCAATGAGCCGACCGGCGAAGTATCGCGGCCCGGCAAGATGTCGCAGGCGTCATGGGTCCGGCTGAATCCGCAGTTGAAGAAGATGCTCGGCAAACGGCAGTTGGATGGCAAGCGCAGCCGCTATCCGAAGGCGATGCTCAAGCAATTCTGGTTCAAGGACGCTTCGATCAATGAGGGTTCTGTCACGAAAAGAGTCGGCGACGAGCGGTACAACTGGTCGTATCTCGTCGAACCCGGAATGCCGTGGTACCCGCGCGGTCGGTTCCTGATTGTCGCCGGCGGCAAGGTTCTCCAGGACCAATGCAATCCCTACTGGCACGGCATGTTTCCCTTCGCCAAGCTCCGGCTGATTCGGGTGCCATGGTCGAGCCAGGGAGTTTCTCCGCTCGAACCCATAGCCCAAATGTCCGACATCGTAAACCGGATCAACGGCGGCCTGATGGACATGATTCGAGCCGTGATCGAGCCGCGCATCGTGGCGCCAAAGGCGGCATTCGCACAGTCTGTCTGGGATTCGATGGATCCCGGCGCACCCGGTTCTAAGATGATGTACAACAACAACACGCCGCGGGAACCGTCTTTCCCCAAACCAGCCGAGTTGCCGGCCTACGTTCTCCAGATGAAGCAGGATGTCGAGAAAGAGCAGGACATGACATCCGGCGCGTCGGCCATCAACCAGTCTTTGCAGAAAAAGCAGGTGCCGGGCGGAGACTCTCTGGAGATGATCCTGAATTCCCGGTCGATCCCCGTGCGCTTTATGGGCCGGGGCCTCTACTCGTTTCTCACCGATACCGGTACCCAGGTCGCTTCGAACATCATGCAATTCTCGACCTCGAAGAGCCGGATCGCCAAATTCGGCACCAAGGGTCTGACGGACGCCGACTTCGAGCAACCCTTCGGCCAGTGGTTCTCGATGGCGAAGGGTATGGAGCCGGAGCAGTTCGTGCGCCAGGCGGTGTTCTCCATCCGCAAGGGCAGCTTGCTCGCCATCGAGAAGAACGAGGAAGTACAGATCGCGTTCTCGATGGTTAAAATGGGCGTGCTGTCGAGGAAGGCGCTGTATCGCAAGCTCGGGATTCCTACCGCTGAACAAGAGCGGATTGAGAAAGAGTTGCTGGAAGAGGCCAAAGAGAAGATTGCGCTGGCTCAGGCGGCTGGGGCCGGGCAGCATCCCGCACACGGTAAGAAGTGATCTACTACTTCACTTTCTCTCTACGTTGGACCTCGGCAAGATATACGCGGCACAACTTGATTCCTGCTTGGGCTAAATTGTAAGCCCCCACTTCCGTTAATTCGCGGGGCGCAGGAAGAGACTTTATCTGCGTGTCAACCCATGCGTTTAACAGGAGAGCCACCGGCACTGAAAGTAGTGAAATGATGCAAAATGCCTCAATCATGCGGCACGCTTCCGCCGGGTTTCTTTGCATCCTTCCACCAATCCGATAAAACCTTCCGGTTACGGCGATTGTTCAGGGCAGACCAATCCACAGTAAATTCTATTGGGGCTACTGCCGTATGGTTGAGAGTAAACTCCTCGACCTTCTTATCACTCAAGTTATCCATTCTTCCCTCTCTGCAAAAGCGCAAACACATCGCTCGGCATAATCCGCCAACACTTGTCGCTCAGTTTTTTTCCACCGAGTTTTCCACGGCGGAGCCAACGGTAGATGGTTGCCACGTCAAGTTGAAGGTATCCTGCGACTTGCTCAGGCGACATCGGGCCGGTTGGAAGTGTAGCCATGCGCTTTATTGTACTCAAATATCCGTTAAAGTACAGACCTCTTTCGCGCAAATCCCGCAGCCGTTGCGGTTTCAGAATTTCATGGTAGATATTCATTTCGAGGCTGGATGGAAACATCCTGTCTGACCGAGGTGAAGGCCTCGTTAAAAAACCGATCCGAAAGGAGATTTCCATGCGTAAGGGACACAAACGCGGTGGGAAGCGCAAGGGCCACAAGCGCGGCCACAAGCGCGAGAAGTAGTCTCGCGCTGTCAGACGACAGCCAACACAAACCGAGGGGCCGGGCAACCGGCCTCCTCAACCCAAGAGGTAAACTCCCATGGCAAAGAATGAGCGCGTAAGCGAAGAGACATTCGGCGGGCCGGTATCGAATCCGAAGATGACTGGCGGATCGATCAAACTTTTCGGCCACATGATCAACGACCGCGTGATTCCCGACCGCGGATTCAGCCCGAACGTGAAGACCGGCCATCCGGTAAAGAATCCCAAATAACCCATGCCACTTCCCGCACCCACTGCCGCGCCGCCTTCGTTCTACGACAACCTGCCTGCGGGCGGAGATGCCGCAGCCGGTGGTCCTCAACCTGGGGGCAAAAAAGGCGCGGACTCGGATGTGGACGAAGAATTGATGAAGGGACTGACGGGAGTCTACCGCGTCCTTTCGAAGATGACGAAGTTGAAGAAAGACCTGAAGCCTGGGATCGACAAGTTGAAGGAAGGCATCAAGGAACTGGTTGTCCAGGGTTTGAAGAAAGACCCGAAGGATCTCGACTCGGGAGACGACAAGCCTGCCGAGGCACCACCTGAAGCACCGCCAGCCGGCGGACCTCCGGCGCCACCACCATCGCAATCAGACGATTCACATGCAGCCTAGACGAGAGAGGTAAACACTCATGGCAGGAATTCTTGACGATCTCAAGGGACTTTTGAGCGCAGAGGACTTCGCGAAACTGCAAGGCAGCCCGGTGGCGACCCGGCTGACGCGCGGCGACGAACTCCGCAGCTACTATGATGGCGACGAATCAGAAACACCGCCAGCCGCCGCCACTCCTCCGGCAGCGCGGCAAGGAACTCCGCCGCCTCCAGGACAATTCGACCTCTCTTCGATCGAGCGCATGCTCGACAGCAAACTCGGCACAATCGGCGCAACTATTGACACCAAGCTCGAAGCCGCCATCAAGACGCGCGGCGACGAGTTGGTCAACAACGCCGTGAGAATTGCCGTCCAACGTTCCGACGAACTCAGCCGCATCTACGGCCGCCACGAACGCGAAGTTGGCAAGCCGTTTGACTCCGCCGAATTCAACACCTTCCTCGAGAAGCCGGAGACGAAGGCAAAGGGATTCCGGACGCTCACCGATGCATACGAGGCTTTTGTCGGGCCAGTCGTTCAAGAGAAGACGATTGCCACCAAGGTTGCCGAGGGAGTCAAGACCGCATTGGCCGCCAGGTCCGGTGAAAATGTCCCCGGCACCACGCCGGCACCCGCAACCAACTCCAACATCCGATTCTTCCAGAAGCGCACGGCGACGGGCGCAGCAGCAGAAACGACCGGCGCGGGCCGTGCAGCCGCGCAACTTGACAGGATCATGGCTCGTCGCGACGAAATGGCGAGCTAGGCAAATTCAAATAACGGAGGCCAGAGATGGCGCTGAACATCAATGATATTTCGGCCGTAACGAAGCAGGAGATCGTCCCCGAGATCGTGGACGAATACTACAAGGTTTCTCCGGTCTTCGTTCTGATCTTCAAGGGTGAGACAGTCAAGCCCTTCCCGGGCGGCCTCTACATCCAGCAGCCCATCCAGTACGCGCCTCTGAAGGCCGGTCCGTTCGCGCCCGGGTCCACCTTCGACATCTCCTATGTCCAGACGGACACGGCGATGACTTTCGCGGTGAAGTTCTATTACGCCAACGTGACCATCCAGGGGACTCAGCTTCCCATCAACATGGGCACGAACGCGGTGATGAGCTTCGTCGAAGAGAAGATGATCAATGGCTCGCAGGCTCTGGCCCAGGCGCTCGCCATCGACATCTACAACGACGGCCAGGGCACCGTCTCTTCACAGATCGCCCTCGACGGGTTGCTTGCCGGGTACGACGACGGCACCAACTATCCGACTTACGGCGGGCTTCCCCGCGCGGCCATCGGTACCGGCGCCTCGACCGGCATCAACGGCTACTATCAGAACGTGGCCGGACCCCTCTCGGTCACCGCTCTGCAGAAGGCATACGGCCAGGCCACCTTCGGAAACCGGCAGCCAAACCTCATCGCCACCACGCAGTCGATCTACAACCAGCTCTACAACAAGTTGGTTCCGGCGCAGCGTGTCAACGACAACATCATGATCGACCAGGCGCAGAATATTGGCTTCACCGCCATCCGGTTCAACAACCAGCGCCTTGTTGTCGATCAGTATGTGCCGACCGGCTATGTCTTCGGCATGAACACCGACTTTCTCAATGTCCACATCTCCGATCACGAGCTCTTTGGCTTCGGCTTCACCGGGTTCAAGGAACTGCCGAACTCAGTGGACAGCGCCGGCCAGCTTTGCTTCGGCGGTGACATCGTGGTGAGCGCGCCGCGGTTGGGCTTTATCTTGTCCGGGGTGACTGGGTAAACTGTTGTAAACAAAGATTTTGAGGTACAAGGCGCAACGGCGCCGGAGGATTTTCGAAATGGCAATTCAATACGAGTTTCCGGTAGTATCGACGGGCAGCCTGTACACGGCAATCGACACCTACGGGTCAACGATCTCGACACAGCCTCCGACGAACATTCCGAGCAATCCGAACGGCGCTCTGAACCCGATTGGGGCGGCGTTCCTAATTGCCCCCGGATCGAGCCTGTATTCGCCTGCCCAGTATTACCCGAGCGCTTCGGGGTCACTCAATTCAAACGGCTGGGGCGCTCCGTTGATCGTGCGCTACGTGCGATACAACTCGACGACCGCCGCCGCGATGCTGGCCTACCCGGCTCCTGTCTATTGGACCGACGAGACGTACACCACTGTCACTGGGACGTTCTCAGAAGGCCTTGGTGCGGGCAACTTGAATTCACTGGCTGGCTGGCTGCTGCCGAACTCCACATCGCTCGCTCTCACCGGAGCAAAGTCCACCACCGCTCTGAATGGCAACTTTTGCTTCATCGCCACCAAGGGCTTTGTGCCGGCGGCCGCAGTTGTTGCCTCAACGGCCGTGGGCGATGCGATTGTCGGTGCGTCTGGAAACTTTACCGTCACTCGCACGGCTTCTGGGTCAGCTCCTGTTAGTTCGCGCAATGCTCTCGCATTGACGGCTGTGAGCGCGAACACCACTTCCGACATCTGGATCAACTGCGATCCGACCTTCTAAGTTCAAGGAGCAGCAATCATGTCTTTGACGCTCACCAAAGTACCGGATTCCACACAGAACGCCGGGGTATCGCAGGTCGAAACGATCTATCAGGTCCAGCCTGGCGCGGCTGATTATCCGGCAGGCGGGTATGTCATCCCAGGCGCATTGGCAACCGGCACGAGTGTTATCGGAAAGCTGGATGGCGAGTTTGTCTATTCGGCAGATATTGCCTCATCGAACCTTGCGGGTGCGGGATTTGACGCTTACTTCGTGTTCCCCTCCGGTTCGTTTGGGGCGGTTCCTCAGCCGTCGCAAACCGTCACGATGATTGTGACGATCCCGAACGCTGCTCCTGGGACGGCACTTGGCCTGAGTCCTCTAACCGCTGTCAAGTCCACCACGGTCGGTGTGACCTCGAACGTTCTGACTGTGGCGATCGCCAACAGCCTCAAGGTTGGCCAATTCATCTACCTTTCTGGCTTCACCGCCGGTGGCGCGATCAATGGAATGATCTGCCAGGTGGCTACGGCTTCCGCGACTGGCTTTACGGCCAATCTCCAGACACCGAACATCACGGCGCTGACCGCTGACACCACTGGCCAGTTCCAATTGGTGCAGGCAGGAACCGGAAACCTTCTGACCACCGGTGCAGTGGCGGCGATTACCAACTCGCTGTCCACGTCATCGCTGCTGACCATGACTTGCGCGAACACCTTCGTGCCCGGCCAGTTCGTCATCATCAACGGCTTGACCAACGGTGCAACCGCCAACGGCGTCATTGCCCAGATTCTGACGGCATCCAGCACGCAGTTCACCGCCAACTGGACCGGCACTTCATTCACGACGGCCGCCGATACCGGAACCGCTTCTCTGCTTGTTACCGCAGGTGGCGCTCCAGTTACCACCAGCACCGCATTCAGCATCACAAACTCGCTGGCGACGGCTTCTTCGGCTGGCACTGCCGGTCTGGTTACGCTGACCGCGAACAACAGCCTCTCACCTGGCGCGCTGGTTGTCATTCAAGGATTGACCAATGGCGCTGGCGTCAACGGCGACGTGTTGACCGTCCTCAACTCGGCATCTTTGACCGCCAAGATTTTCACGGCAAACTACAAGAATGCGGGTTTCACCACGGCGGCCGATACTGGCGTAGCTTCACAGCTCGTCACCGGCATCCCGACCAGCGCTCCGCAGGTTTCTCCCGGCACGGATCTCAGCGCATGCACCTGGTTCCTGAGCATCGTCCAGAGCGGCCTGTAAGGCTTTAATCAAAGAGGGGCGGGGTTCAAAACAGTTCCGCGCCCCTCCCCTCCATTTTAGGAGGGTATCCCGATTCCAATCGTTCCACCAATCGTTATTCCCCAGCAGGTCCAACCGAATGTTGGTGTGCTGCCGTTCGTGCAGCAGATGAACTTTGGGCAGATGCAGGGGTCCGCAACAGCCTGGAATCCCAATTGCGTGGCCCAGATGCCTGGCTGGATCAATCAGATTGTCAGACAAGTCTATGCGAAAAAGACTTGGTATGGTCTCTTCACTAAGGGCCAGATTATTTGCCCCGCATCGGTGAGCGGCGGCACAGCCACGGTCACTTTCAATTCCAATACCATTCAGGGCAACGGAACTACCTGGGATCAAACCCTCATCGGTCGCCAGTTCCGCGCAGGCCTCAATACGCCACCATACACCATCACGGGAGTCGATCCATTTGCTCAGGTGCTGACGATCGAGCTTCCTTGGGGCGGACCTTTTGCGCCCGGGCAGACGACGCAAACCACCGGCTACTACATCATCCAGATGTATTACAGTTTTGGACCGAACATCAAATACATCAAGACCTGCGTGAATATGCAGATGGGGTTCAAACTATGGACGAATCTCACCCAGGATTATCTCGACAATCGTGACCCATGGCGCATCACCGTGAACTTTCCGTGGGGCCTGGCTCCGGTTGCGACCGACCCGAATGGCAATTACATGGTCGAGCTCTGGCCGGCGCCGTTCACGCAGCAGGCCCTGCCTTTTAATGTCTACACGCAGCCGGCTAACCTCGTGAACGACAACGATAGTCTACCGCCGTACATCCGCTGCGACGTAATCGTCAAGGAAGCGATGTGCTGGGCGCTCAGGTGGAAGCCAAAGGAAAATCCTGGCTACGATCCGCAGACGGCGCTGAGTTTGTCGAACACGTTTCACCAGGAACACGAGGCGTTGCTCCTCGATATGGCGAACGAGGATGAAAACCTCTATCGCACCTCGGCCACAATCCAAGGCGAGGATTTGCCGTTCTACACGCCGGGCGGCGCTCTTTGGGATGCGCAACATGCCGTCATGTCCGGCGGCGGCGCAAATGACTGGTAATGTTCGATTGGAAGGGTGGTAACATTTCGTATGTCGCAAACCTGTGAATCCTGTGGCGTATCCGTTTATCGCAAGGTGTACGAGACGAACGCGGAAGGCAAATTCGTCGGTCTAGGCGTAGACTGCGGATGCAAGCGAGTGGCTGTCATCAAGAAAGCTCAGACGAATAGCTTTTGCCTCACGCTCGATCATGTGGCGGATGAATTTGGCCAGAAACTCCACGTCGAAAATCTCCGCCAGCTTTCGGCCGCGGAGAAGCGTTACGGTTTCCAGAGTGTCGTCCTCAACTCCGACGCGCAGAACTTCGATGACCCGCCACAACAACGCAGGATCGAAGTCGCCGACATTCACCGATTCAAGTACGGCAGCAGGGAAAGCTATAGACGGAGGTTCGCATGAACAGGCGAGAGTTTGGAAAGACGGTGTTGGCGGTTGCGGCGGCGACGGCAGCTGCTCCATCTACCTTGGTAGCCAAGCCGGAATTCTATCCTGAAGGCAACTGTCCGATCACGCTCAAGATGTTGCAGGATGCCTATGCTCAGGCAACATTCAACTTACCGCATCCGAACCTCTTTATTCCGGAGGCTTTCTTATGACCACGCCTAGCAACCGCATCCACGACACATTCCGCAATCGCAACTACGGCAAGATCGAAGCGCCGCAGAACACCAAGAGCGCGACCGACAGCTTCCACATCGACCGCTCGCGGCTGGGTGTTCACGATGAGTTTGACCCGGATGCGGCGAACGATTGGGGCGGTAAAGGGAAGTACGTCCTCAAGCCGAATTCGATCATGGACAATGTTCGCGGTGCCATGGGCGGGATTGGCGCGCGCTCGAGCTACAAGAGCGTGCATGATCCGGCGGAACCGACCTGCACGGAGTCGCCATGCTGCCCATCACCATATGGCAGCAGCGCGCGGAACCCGCTTACTCGGACAAAGGGAGATTAATCATGGGCGTCAGACCGTTTAGTGGAGTCACAACTCTTGCCGGGACCGCGCAGCCAATCTTTGGAACAGCGGTGACCGCCGCCGTTACTCCGCCGCCAGATCCATTCAGCGGCAACTTGACGCCTGGCTCGAACGAAACCCAGTGCAATCTGACAGTCACTTCTACCACCGGTTTTCTGCCGGGTGACCGCGTGGCCGTTGGTCTGGCCGCGGCATTCAAGCCCGGCATCACGGCGACCGGTTCAATTCCAGATCAAGGAACTGTCAAGTCGATCACCTCGTCAACAGTCATGGTCGTCCAGGGCCTCAAGCAAGCGCATGCCGCAACCGGGGAGTGGTGTGTGCTCAATGAAGATGCCGGCAACGTGCATTTGACGCCAGTGGCAATCACAGCCATCGCTTATGTCGGCAATGCAAGCACAGTGGCCTCGACCGATCCGAGCGTCATGGACATCCTGCCGATCACCTCCGGGGATCCATCGCAGGTGCTGGATTTTGAGTCGATCGGCGGAACCCAGCCTATGCAGTTGTCGCAGTTCTGGATTCTTGGGAGCGGAACGTTTATTCCCAGGTTCACGCAAATCTAAGTTAGAATAGGGGTGTCGGGTGTCTCACCACCCGGCTCTCACCTCATCGTTCGGAGAAACGACTATGACACCCCACGAAGACATCATACCCTACGGTTACTGCCATTGCGCCTGTGGGCAGAAGACCCTTATTGCGATTCGCGGCTGGAAGGACGTGAAAGCCGGAGAGCCGAGGAGGTATATCCACGGCCATTCGCACCGGATAAGGTCGATAATTGAAGATGCAAAACCATTTAAACTTGCAGACGAATATTGCCGACTCATTCCTCTTTCTCGAGGTTTATGGTGTATCGTCAGCGCCCATCGCTACGAGTATCTTATGCAATGGAAATGGTACGCATGGTTTTGGGAAAAGACCGGGAAATTCTACGCCGTGAGGAGTGGCCCGAGGATTAATGGAAGCCCAACTAGGATACTCATGCACCGCGCCATTCTTGGCTTGATAGGTGGGGATAGAAGGCGTGGCGATCATATTGTTTCCGAAGACACACTAAATAATGCCGATAAAAACCTGCGCACAGGAACTGCTTCACAGAACAATCAAAACAGCAAAATAAGATCCGACAACACTACCGGATTCAAGGGCGTGTACTTTTATAAAGACGGTCGCAAAAAGCCGTGGATGGCACACATAACTGTAGATAGAAAGCGGATCATTCTCGGTTATTTTGAAACCAAAGAAGAGGCGTACGAGGCTTATTGTGATGCCGCCAAAAAATACTTTGGCGAGTTTGCTAGGCTCAAGTAAAATGAAGCGATGGCAACAACCCCCATTTCGGTGCTCGCGGCGAACATTCAGAGTCGTTTAGAAGAGGTGCCGGGAAGCGCTGGGAGTTGGTGGAGCCAGCAGTTTGAAATCTTCAGCGCAATTGAGGAAGCTCAAAACGATCTGCTATTGTTGGTTGGCAGGCCAACAAGTTACGTCAACGTCCCCTTCACCCTCGTTCCGAATAACTGCTTTCAGACAGTCCCGAAGGGCTTGCTACTCATCACCGACGTTCAAGGATTCTCGTCCCCGTTATACAAGGTGAATTTGATAGATTTAGATTTTTTAATGACGAGCTGGGGGCCGGATTGGGCTCAAGATGTGGACAACGCGGCTTACCGGTGGGCGCCAATCGGGTTCAATATGTTCGCGGTTCATCCGGCAGTCGCCACGGCGCAGACCGTCAACATCACCGCAATTCAGTATCCGACGACCGATGTCTGGCCCTATACTGGAGCGGAGACGGTTCAGTTTGAAGACAATTACTTCCAGTTGATTGAGGAGTATGCTGCCTTCTACTGCCGCATCAAGGAGATGGGTGGGGAGTTCCAGGAGGGCATGAAGCTATTCGAGCAATACATGCTCGGCGCGAAGCGCATGACCCAGATTCAAGACAAGCGCGACCCGTTACTCTTCACTTCCGGCTTCGGCGGAACTCAGAACGTCAACCCGGGAACAAGGCGATAATTGTAAAAGTTGGCACAAAATATTCCACTTTTTATTCCAAGGAGGAATTCAATGGCGAACATATCAGCGTTTCACGGCGAAGTCTCAAAGTGTTCATGTGGACTCGCAGATCATCCCGAAGGAACCGGCGAGCGCGCCTGTGGCCTTTGTTTTGGCAGAGCCTTTGTGGCTTCTTGCACTGCATGCGATGGCAAAGGCAAAGTCGAGCAGAAGATGGCCGGTGGGCCTGGCACGATGTCCGCGACGTGCTCCCTTTGCGGTGGAAAGGGCGTCTACGGCGTCAACAAGCCGGCAGACTGGGAAGAGACGCATCCAGCGCAAATTCCCGTCCCGCAAGAGAGCGCTCCTGCGATAGCATAAGGGCGGGGGTGTGCCATTTCAATCCCGGGGCTCGGATACAGGACGGCTGGCGATTTGCTAATGGAAGTCGCATTCCACTTGGCACAACCAGCCGTCTACGACACCCTCGTCAACCCCATCACCGCTGGCGCAGGCGTCACCGCCACAATTCAGTCCACCACCTATGTCTACCCCGGCGCTCAACTCGTCATCGAGAAGCCGGGGGTTTCCTCGCAGGAAGTCGTAACGATTCTGACGGTCCCCTCGGCCACCACCTTCACCGCCAATTTTGCCAACAATCATTTGGCAGTGGTCCCCGCCTGGGGGCCGACATTCCCCACCCAGCAAGGCACGGACCCGATCTTCACCCAGTCCGAGATGCTGCAGTACCTGTCGCGCGCGCAAAACGAGTTTTTGACGGCCGTACCCTGCTTCTACCAGCGGTTCTTCCAGAACGTGAGCATGGGGCAGATTTATCAGGCAACGCCTCCAACAGCCATCCTCATCGATCGCATTGCGGCCTCCGCCATCGACATCGGCATCACGTCCATGGTGCGCAGCGGCAATATCGTCACGCTTACCGCGGTATCGCCCACAAACCTCGTCCAATACAACACGTTGTCAGTGGTCGGCGCGACCGATTCATCCTTCAATGGCGTGTTTGCCGTGATCAGCGCGCCGTCCGCGAACGTCATCACCTACCGGCAGATTGCGGCGGATGGATCGACAACCGGCGGCAATATTCAGTCTATGTTAAGACTGTACGAGGTCACGCAGGAGGAGCTCGTCCAGCAGAATCGGGCATGGCAGTCGAGCTATGTTGGACCCTTGCAAAGTTGGTTTGAGGATCGGGCTGGGCTTTATCAATGGGGAGTTGGCGGGCTACCGAGTTCGACGTTCCCGGTGGAGTTGCTAGTAGCTTGTCGAGATAGCGATAGCCTCACGCTTCTAGATAGCTTCCTCGTCCCAGACGTGGTGGTCCATGCTCTGAAGTATAAGGTTCTTCAATGGTGCTGGGACAAGGACGGCATAGCCCAACAGCCACAGATGGCGCAGTTTTGTGGGAAGAGATACGATCAAATTGTCATGGCTGCTCAGAGATACATCCAAGCGATGAAGATGAATGTTCGATAGGCACGAAGCTACCATAGAGTTCAATTTCTTTCGCTTTACGCACAGCCACGGCTTTATCGAAGTCTTTGTAATTACCCAAGTGATAGCGGGTTCCGCCTTTGGCTATTACGACATGCCACTTCTCTGACTCTTTCATCCAAACCACGCCGGGGTAGCCGCTCGTATTGTTCGACTGCGTGTTGCGATTGAAGGTATTTTCTGAGCGAGTAGACAGTCTCAGATTAGCAATTCTGTTGTCGAGGCCGTTGCGGTTTTTATGATCGACAAACATCCCCGGAGGAGGGTGGAGAATAAGGTTATGCAGACGGAGGGGAATCCTCTGACCGCCCACAATGTCAGTTCTGGTCGCGTAAAAAGTCTTATTTTTAGGGGAGTAATGAGCGCACCAAAACGCAGCATTTATACGGTTATATTCACTTGTATCGACTAGAGAGAACAGTCCTTGCGTGAGAGCAATTAAGCGTACCGACAGATCCACTGGATGTTCGGTTGTGGATCGTTTTTTGACCGCTCCGTGGCCCATACTGAAGGCCTTTGGTATGCCTCTTTTCCAGCCAAAATAAGTGTTGGTTTTGAGGGCGACAGTAGTGGTACGACTGCACCCGCAGTGGCATGTTCCAAGAGGAATTTGGCAGGCAGGATCGCCGCAAATGCACAGTGCTACACTCAATTCGTGGGGTGTCATAGTCGGATTCGCCTCCGATGAAGGTTTGCACCGGGGTTCCCGCCCCGACACCCCTTTATTGTAAACCATATAGACGACTCGTGGCATATACTATTCGCGTGCCTAAACTCCACAAAGTCGGAGACGACTACTACGCCTTTCATTGCCCCGGCTGCGGATACGGCCATGCGGTGACCGTCAACGGAAGGCAAAATTCTCAAGGTGCAAGCTGGGGTTGGAATGGTTCAATGGATAAGCCAACATTCACACCGTCGATCAACTGCAACGCCGATGATCCGCCGCATCGTTGCCACAGTTTCGTGCGAGACGGCCAAATTCAATTTCTCGGCGACTGCTTCCATATCCTCAAAGGGCAGACTGTTGATTTGCCGGATTGGGACGACTAATGCCCGCTCCCGCCAAACCCACAAATCGCCCCGTCGCCCCCAAGCAGCAACCGCCGCCGATCCAGCGCTTCCAGTTCACCAAGGAAGACTTCTCGACAGATGCAGGTGTAGCCCGCGTCAATGCGATGATGGCGCAGCACGCGACGGCCGTCCAGGCACTGCAAGGTTCCGGCGGCCGAACGACGCTGTTCTCGGGTCTCGACGTGCAGGGCGAGACAGTGACGGGCGTTGGATCTCCGCAGGGGCCGAGCGATGCGGTGTCGCTGGCGCATGCCAACGGCAACTATTCAGCTCCCGCTGTCGGGCCGCAATTAGACATCGGCGGCAGCAATGCCCTGCCTGGCTTATCATCGATCTATCTTCAGATGACGCAGGCGTTCTCGGGGACGATTGCGCTCGCCAAGTTAACCACCCTTGGGGCGAACGGTAGCATCACGGTGGCAAATGGTTTGATCACGAAGGTTATGCCAGCGACGTAGGTGAGAGATGTCCGTCGATACTTCCTATAAACCCGTAGAGTACATTTATATTGATCACGGCCTGATCTCCCGTGATGTCGAAGATCAGTGCCCGCCCGGAACTTACTTGCAAGCAATGAACACGCTTGCCAGAAGCGAAAACGCAATGTCCTCGCGCTACGGCACGCAGATCATCAACCGCGATGCGCAAGGCAGCGGAACCAGCAATCATTACTTTCCGGCTGCGGTAACATCCCTCTCCCGCCTCAATTATCAATCGAATGCTTGGCGTTATGCTGGCCTCGGCAATGGCTCGCTCCAGCGCCGCGCAGGCAACACCCAAGGCGCATACACGCAACTGACTCTACCGACAACCTGGACCGGAACCCAAATCGTTCTCTCCGGACAGCCTTTCGACTCGCTCATAACGAATTGCTTCGAGACTTCTCAGGCGTATCTTTTCATCGCAGATGCCGCGGCGAGCATAAAAGATGCCGGCACAAGCAATCCGCAACTCTGGGGCATCGACCCATCGCCCTATACGGTCAATGCGCTGCCATACGCTCCACTGCTCATCATGATCGACAGTTTCGCTACGGCGAACACTTACACGACGGCGAATGTAACTGGATGGGCCTTTGGCGCTATCGAGACGCTGGACGCAAACTCTGGTGCGCTGATAACAGACTTTAGTCAGTTTTACGGCGTAGGACCATCCGGCGGCGGGACCACGAATTACAACTTCTCGCCGACGACAGGCACGGTGACCGCAACACAATCTGGCACTGGCAACAACACGCAGACCTCATCAGCGCAGACGGAACCTACTTCGATTGTCCCAAGCGCAGGCGAAGCGGTCTCGATGACGGTAGTGTGGAACGCTTCGATATCGATAAGTGGCGGGTCCGGCTATGGCGGGTGGGTGATTCAATACAGTCCCGATGGAGGCACTACCTGGCTTCAGATAACATCCGGAACCTCTGGGTCCAATGTCACTACGCCGACAATCACGTCTAACATCTCAGTCACCGTTCCAAACATCAACCTGCTTCAGGTGCGGGCGCAAGCCTCTTCAGCCGTACCCAGTGGTGGCGCAACAGTTGTCACCACTGCCAACATCACCAACGCTTACGTGACCGTCAACAATCCCGGCGCATTTGGACCCGTGACGAATGGGATGCTGTCGCTGCTCAACACCAACACTTCGGTTAATGTCCCGATTGCATCGGTGGCCTCGCAGACTCTCGTCGCTGGCCTCTACACGCAACTTCTGATCACGACTTCGACGGCGCATGGCTTGTCAGCCGGCGCGCTCATTGCGGTCTACGCGTCATCTTCCGATCTTGTGGACGGATTCTATAAAGTGATTGCGGCACCGACCACGACGACTCTTACCGTGGCTTTTACCTCGGCCACGCTGATTGGCGCGACTGGCGGCTATGTGACGGGTGGAGCGGCTGCTCCCTACGCATGCGTTCTGACGGACGAGTACAGCGCCCCGTATCCATCGCAGATGAGTGCATGGGGATTCTACGAGTGGGTGCCGCCCACGACAACCGCATTTCCAATCTCAGCCTGGGCCGGGAATGTTGCGGCGAGTACCAGCGGGACGGTGAGCGCATCGCCCGCCCTCGACCTTAACCAAAACAATCAGGTGACGGACGGCGACTTGATTGTTATCACCCTGTTGACCTCAAATCCGGCGAACATATCGCAGATTCAACTTCAGTTCTGGGTGGGTAATAGCAATACCGGCAATCCAAGCAATTATTATTCCGCGTTCATCTCCCCAGCCTATTATCAGGGAGCTTTGAGTGGCAGTACGCTGGCGTACCAGGCAACGCAGAGTCAGATTCTAGCTGACACCCTCAACCTCATTACCGGGCAGCCGCCGGGGACGACATCGGCTCAACTGCAACCGTCTAATATCTCGACGGGGGCAAGCGCGTGGCAGGCATGCTACATCCCGCGCGGGAACTTCCTTCCTGTGGGTCAAGCGGGACAAGCGGGCCTCGACTGGGCAAACGTTACCGGTTGGACGCTGACCGTCACGACGAATGCGAATGTCGGCGGCGTGTCGTTCTCCGTCAACGGCCTCTACCTGCAATGGGGGTACGGACCGAGCTCTTTCGCTGGCGTAGGCTACGACTGGCGGCAAACCTACTACAACGCCAACACTGGCACTGAATCAAATCCAACGCCCGCTCAGGAGTTCAACGAAGATTACGGGTATCTGGCCTCAACATCTGCGCCGATCTTCCTGCGGCAAGCTGCGCAGTGCGTGGGCTACTATTCGCCGGACCCCCAGGTGACACACGTTCGCTTCTATCGCAGAGGTGGAACTCTCAGTGCGAACTGGGTGCAGGTCGGGCAGATTCCGAATATTACCGGCACCGGCCAGGTAGTGTTCAAGGACGTGATTGCGGATGCGTACATAGAGCAGGCGCAGATTCTGGTTTTGGACAATGATCCGCCCGTCACTTCGTCGCTCATCAATCCGATTCAGACGACGCTATCTGCGGCAACTTCGCCTCCCGGGTCTTCGATCTATTCGACCTTCGCTCCGCAGACCGTGACCGTGGCGCAATCCGGCGCAGTCTTCGTCCCCAATCAACTTGTGGTGGTCGGCAACCCGTCAAACCTCGAGATCGTTTCGGTGATTGCAGGTGGAACAGGAACATTCTCGGCCGTCATTCGCCTGCAACACAACGTCGGTGAGCCAGTCAACGTCTATGCCGTGCCGCGGCAGCCGTGTAACCTCTGCGCGTTTGCTTATAACCAGGCATGGCTGGCCGGCGACCCGAACAATCCGCACTACCTCTACTATTCGAAGAAAGGCCTGCCGGAGAACTTCGGGCCTCAGAATTACATCCCGGTATCGACTCCCGATGATCCGATCAATGCTGTCATCAATTGGCGCGGGACTTTGATCGTCGGCACTTTGAAGTCGTGGTGGATCATTGTCGGTGGCGCATCGCCATACGCGCAGCCGACAGGCTCTGTGCACGGCATCGTCGCACAGCAAGGATGGATTGAGGTGGAAGGTGCGATCTGGTACGCGGCTGCGGACGGTTTGCGCGAGTTCTCAGGCGCGGATGGCGCATACAAGACGCTTCCCGTCGAGTGGATCTTCCGTGGCAATCCGGAATGTCTGCCGCCGCAAGCAGACCCGACGCAGTTTTCGCAGACGATCATGGCGTACTACAACAACGTGGTCTTCTCAAGCTATGTGAGCCTCAATGCGGGCCAGCGGTACAGGCTAAATTACGACACTCAGTATCAGCGGTACCGGAACGACGACGTTCCCGCCACCGCAATGCTTTGGGAGAAAGACATCAACACCTTGCTCGTCGGCAAGCAAATCGGCGCAGGCCAGTACGCTGTGGTTCAGGATCAGGTAGGCGATTATGATGACGGCGGCTGGGTGTCCGGCGCTTTAGTCCAGACGCCGATAAATCTGACGATTCAGCATCCGTATCGCGATCTTGGAAAGCCGCACGACAAAAAGCAATTCAATATGCTGGAGACGGATTGCAACACGCAAAACCAAATCCTAAATACGACGCTCTTATTTGAAGACGGATTCATATCTGTTCCGCTGGCAACTATCAACACAGGTACAAGTCGGCGCAAGGCTGAGTCGATTGTCACCGGTGCAAGTGATCCCGAAGGCGGAGGGCAAGAGGCATATCGTGTTTCAATCCTGCATACAATGGCCGTGACCGTGGCGCCGACACTCTTCCAGGAGGAGTTAGGCGTAGCTTTGCTGCCGGGAGAGCAGGTGAGTTTCGACACCTACTGGCAAAAGTGCGGAACCGATCAATCGAAATTTTTCAAACAGGTTTACCTCGATTATACTTCGCCGGTTGCGATCACTTGTTCTGTTTATGCAGATGGAAGCGTAACGCCGTATTTCACATTTACGCTCCCGGCGCTGGCAAACCGCGCCATTATCCGTGTTCGCATGGGTAATGTTAATTCCGGTACAACCGCTTTCACGATGCGGACCTGGCGACTGATTATACTCACGACAAGCACAGCCGACCCGTTGCAAGGATTCAAACTTTGGCAGAAACCAAGAGTCGAATGGAAACCTATAGGAAACAATAGTTACCAGATCAAAGAGTTGGAGGTGTAGTAGTGGCGTTCAAACGGTGCGAAGGACTCGATAGGGCGCGTAAAGAGTGCCGCTCGCGAAACAACAAAGCAGTTTGGATGGTCGATGGAAAGCTCTTTTGCGGTAGCTGCTTTGAGCACTACCTGGAAACTCATTCCATCGACGAGGCCAGAATTCATCGGCTCTCAGATCGCGAAGTTGATTTCTCGGAGACAGCCAGGCAATACACAGCGAGAGCGTGACTATACAACGCAAGCGAATTCGCCGAAGTATTTGCGAGCCGCAGCACAATATGCAGCGTAGGCTAATTCCGCCGTGGCGAACAATCCGAGGTACAGATATTTACCATCCACCCTAATTCTCGCAGTCCATTTTCTTGATCCCTTAGACCATGAAACGCCCTTATATCCACTGGTATTATTCTTCTGCTTACGGCGATTCTGTTGCTGCTGGGTGCGATTAGCAAGACGCAAATTACTGTCACGATTATCCAGTGTTCTCCATGGTTTCTTGTGGTCCCCTTTACGTGGATCGCCAGCTTTTAATCCAAGGATTTGGCGATGCATGGAAATTGTTCCGCGCATCCCATCCTCTCTTGGATTCAGATTACGTACTGCATAAAACCCCTTTACGCTCTCACACCAAACAGCGCACCACTTCCACTGCATTAAGTAGGTATAGCGATGAGCACTGACAATAGCCCACTGGCCATTCATTAAAGGGATGAATCGCGCTCCTCTGATGAGCGTCGGACGCTCGCTTTCGGATGGCCTGATGCCCGATTTGTGGCCACATAGAAACTTATATGGCTCACCTGCCCAAAACCCATTTGTTCTATCTGTGCAACGTGAAATGTTTGTCTTTTTCCCGCACCGGCAATGGCAGTAGCCATACGGAATATCGCAGGCGGGATCGCCACAGATGCAACCGTTTAGTGTTACAGTGATTTTGCGAGGGGTCATGGTCGTTCCTCCAGAACGATTAGGCTTGCCAGGCGCTTCCAACGCCCGACCCCTCTAGTATATCAAAATTTCCTGTTGCAGAAACGGCGGTTGCAAGCGTATTCTTTGTTGCAAGCGTGACTACGCTAAGACGAGGGAACAAATTGGAAGTCAAGAACCTTGAACTCGCATCAATCTCTTTCAGCGAAGCCCCCACCAAATCACAGATCGTCAATATGCTCAGGGATATTCACAAGTTCCTCGGCAGGGTTGGCGGCGCACTCATTCTCGACGAGAGTTATTCGATTGCCGATCCGCCGCTCGGTGCCATGCTGAATGCGTCCATCCAGTTGAAGGCGAGCGCGGATCAATTCGAGCAAGGGCCGAATGCGGCCGGCCTCGCAGTTCCGCAGGGTGGACCCCAGGTTGTCGGACGGCGGTAGTGGAATCGCTGATCCTCAAACCACGCACCGTTGGCATCTCGCACCTTGCCCGTCTCCAGTTGGAATTCCCTAAATACGCAGATGCACCTTTGGAATTCTGGAGAAGTCTTCATCAGGAGGCGGTCAAGGCGCATCGCACCATCGACGAACAACTCATGCTGGCGACCGGCGGCGATCTGGTTGCCATGAAGGAAAGGAAATTGAAATGCTCATCATCCAAGCCGCAGTAGCCCTTCCGTTTCTCCTCTGGATCATCTTCCGCCTCGGTCTGCCCTCCGGTGCCTACGGAATGGACCCGTGCGGCAAGGGGACTTTCTTCCCTCACCTGATTCTGTACTCCGTCTTCGGCTACATCCAGGTTCTGCTCGGCATCTTCGGCGCGACCTGGGCCTATGACTTCTCGCCGAATCTCTGGCCTGCGGCGATGTTCCTGCTTGCGGCGATCAATGCGCTGCTGTTCTGCGGAGTGCTGGCGTTCTTCTACGAGAGTTTTATGACGGATAGCTATCCGGGTGGATTATCCGTTAATCTCAAAATCTCCAACTACACCGTCGGCAAATGCTCGCTGGTGCTGGCCTTGGGCTTCTCGTCGATCGTTCTGCTGATTGGCGGGGCGGCTTGGACGGCGATGGGGATTGCAAGATGAGCAGACCGCACAACATTCGCGCTCCGCTTAATCTCCGCGATCATCCGCGCTGTTATCTATGCGGTGGTCCTTGGAAGTTAGAGGACGACTACAAAGCGACTCCGAGAGCAACCTTCAAAGTGGTCAGTTGCCAGCGATGCGAATTTACAACCGCTGCTGTATATGATGAAGTAGTTTGGGATGCGAGGACGTGGCCGCGATGACGATAGAGTTACAGGCCATCGACGAAGTTATGAGTTTGAATGGGAAGCCATACAAGATTCGCTGGCCTCGTGGTGTCTTTCGTTTCAAGCGTGGCGAGAAGGTCTGGGTGCGTGATCGTTGCCATGGCAAGGCTCCGCTGAGCAATGTTCGCGGCGGCTTTACAATCGTCGAGGCGCGAGTCCGCGAACGGCATTATCACCCCGGTAGGACTCCCGCATATCCAAATGGTGAAGGGTATGCTCTTGACGGCGAACTTTGGTGGGACTGCTATCCCGGCTGCCGAGTGTTCAAGACGAGAGAACAGGCTCTGGCGGCCAGAATGTCGAAGGTGGGAAAATGACGACGATCACCGACATGCGCACCTCCATCGACTCCATCAAAGCCGAACTCGGCAAAGGTGAGGTTGTCACTCGTGGCCGCCAGACTGGCAAGACGACGGCGCTGCTAGAGTTCGTGCGCGGGAATGATCCCGGCAATATGATTATCGTCACATGCCATGAGAACGCGAGGCAGTTTTTAGAGCGCCGCTATCGCGAAATGTATCCCGGCGACTACCGTCCAACATTCGCCTCCCTTCATAGAGTGAATTCTCAAGATGTTCGAGGTACTCGTCGTCGCTGGGCTACTGATGAGGTTTGGCCGCGCTCGGTGGTGAATCGGGTTCGCGATTATGAATTCGCGGAGTTTGTTGGTGGCGTCGGAACTCCGATGTGCATGGAGGATTTCAGCGGAGTTTACTTGACTGGCGAGGATCATGAGAGGCCCGAGTCTCCTAAGCCGGTGTTCATGCAGGTGAGCGACAAGCTACGAAAGAAGAAGCCATGAGCAGTCCCTACTGGCACGGTCTTCCGCCATTCGTCGAGTTCCACGTCGAGCCTGCGCCGTGGCTAATGGATTCGATTCGCTTTAGTCTCGAATATCAACTAGCTCATCCGCGCCCGATGATGCCCTACCAAGATCCGAAGGCACAATACGCATGGTGGGATGGAAGTTGTCTTTGCACGGCCCTGGTCAAGGAAGGTCCGAAGGCGATGGTGGTGTATGGCAAATAGTTGGCTGAAGACGGACTGCCTTGCGCTGAAGATACAGCACCCGAATTATCTGGAAGAGGACCACCTGATGCTTACAGGATTGCGCTCAGACTACCGCATGTATTATGCGATTGTCGCGATCCCATCAAACCTCGAAGCGCGCGAAGAGGCATATAAGGCGCTTAGGGCTAAGTTTGCCACCTACATTGATGCTCCAGTGGAATCGGTCGAAGTTACCATCAAAGACTATGATTTTCTCGTAGAGGATACGCTCAAGACCCGCAGTGGAATTCGGCTGGATAAGTTCCCGTGGAGCGGCAAGTGACCGAAGAAATCGACGTACTCGCCGCGCTCCAAGAAGACGCCTACAAATGGGGCGACCTCCAGGTTCTGCGCTACGTGAAGACCGAATTCCCCGATGATTTCCTCGCGCATCTCTATCATCGTTGCCGGGAGTCCAAGCGCCGGTCTGGAGATGGCATTCTGACGCAATTGTTCGGCGGCAACCCAGCCTCGGACTTCAATTCCATCGTCACTTATCTCGCGCAGCGGCCGGTTCTGCTGATCCTCGGAAAATGGGTAGACGAGAAGTTTGTCGAGCTCGGCTTCGCATTCTCGACTGTTTCGATGGGCGGGCCGAATACGGAGCATTCTTTGATCGTCGGGTACGGGTTTTTCCGCGAAGCCTGGTCAACAGACGACCAAGCAATTCTGACCATGTTGGGGCTGGCGTATTTCTTCAAGGAGTTCGACCTGCGAGCGATCATCGGAAACAGATACCCCGACAACATCCTCACCGCAAAGTTTATGGCCCGGTTTGGCTTCAACGACTGCGGCCAGATCCCCTGCTTCCAGTTGCGCGGGACTAAACTGGTTCCGATGGTGGTCTCGGCGCTGTTGAGGGCGGATTTTGAGGAAGTGGTCAGTGAGTTCCTGGTGAATGAGTGGCGGAAGGCGCAGGTGCCGGCAGCGTCAGAAGATCAAACTGGTGGCTACACTTGGGATTCCGAATCAGGCAAGGTCGAGAAGTTGACCATCACGGAAGTTGAGCCTGAGCTGGCGAAGGAAGAGCAGCCGTATTTGCCGTTGAATTGGATGTGAGTATGACCGAACCCATCCAATCCGAGCGTAGCGTAGCAATAGAGAACATGCTGCGGGATATGTGTGGAGTTCCCCGTAAAGGCCGCGAGCCGGATTACCTCAATGGCCGCTGGTGCATCAAGTGCCACAATTCGCTGCCGGAGGACTGGGGAGTCAAGCCCTGCGATATCTGCGGAGCGGCGACTGGTTTCCAGGGAAGCCTAGACGGGCTGCTTGCCGACACGCCCTGTGAGAGCACCATAATCTACAAAGGCGTCCCCCGCGCCTGAATTTCCCTCCCGCAAACCCCTTCCGTTCCCAGACTTTCCCGCTATAATCCCCGCGTAGGAGTTCTGCGCCATGGGCAAGTCGTCGGGGTTGAGTCCTCAAGTCGAATCGTCAATCCAAGCCAACGATACGGCGCTTACTCAAATTGCGCAGCAAAGCGCAAATCAAAGCTCTCAGCTTTTTCAGGAGTCGAATCCGGGGTTCCAAACTGCCGAGTCACAGTATCAAACTTTGGCAAGCGGAAACCCGTATGCCATAGCTAAGGCTGTGGCACCTCAAGTACAGCAAATCGCTCAATCTACTGCTGGCGCAAAAGCGAACATCATGAATAACGCACCTTCAGGTGGTGAGAAGAATCTCGCTCTGGAGCAGGCGGATGTTTCGCAGGGTGCAGAAGTGGGGAAGGTGTCGTCTGGCGCGGTCTCGGGTGCGTACAACGCGCTCGCGTCTCTTGCCGGGCAAGGAACCGGCGAAAGCATAGGTGCTGCCGGTACCGGCATTTCCGGCTTCAACTCCGCCAATCAAGGCCTCGGTCAACTCGGCAACCTCCAAATCCAGCAGAAAGGCGCGCAACTCGGTGCCCTGACCTCCCTCGGCGGCGATGCAGCTACCTTGGGAGCAGGGTTTCTTTGACCCGTCTAAAGCTCAATCTGGCGGAGTAGACTCGGCTTCGTGGGCCAGCCTCATGCAGAACGGCGCGGTCCAGCCCGCGCAAATCGATTCAAGCAGTTTCTACACCCCAGACGCTTCATTGAGTTTGTAAAGGTATGACCCAAAGGACGAGTAGAGGAGGAGCATGGCAATGGATAGAAGAGAATTTTGCGGTGCTGTATTGGTAACAGCAACAATGCAGGCGATTGCGTCTAACGGATTAGCGGAGCAACGCAGAATCGTAGGCAGATATATTCTGCAAACTGTCAATTTTCAATGCGTGTGCTTTGGGCGCAACGATGGGTATCGAGCAGAATATCCTGGATGTAAAAATTACGATCATGAAAATTATTCACTGTACGAGAGGGCGTTTCTTGAGTCGGAATTACCGAGAGGACAACAGGCGAAGCATTGGAGTTTTGAAGATTTTGCGAAAACAGCTTTCGAAGAACAACAGTTCTACCGGGATCACTGCCCCGACTATCCCCATGAAGTGCATAGCCTAGAGGCGAGATAAAAGGTAGCAGGTAGCCGATGTCCGCAGCCCAGCAATACGATCCCACGAGTCCGACGCCGTACCAGGCACCCGTGCTGCCGGATCCTACTCCTGCGCAGCCGTCTCCCTTGCCAACTCAAGGGCCGGAAATCAACGGCGCGGTCAAGAAGTCGGGAGCCATCGCCACAGTTGCAGACGGCATTCTCCGCGGCTTCATGCAGGGCCGGGCTTACCATCAAGCCTCGCAGGTGATGAAGCTCAAGAAGAAGACGGATGACCTGCAGAACAGCTACAACCAGGATGCGGTGAGGCTCTACCAGTTGCATGCGGCCGGCGTCCCCGAAGACAGCCAAGAATACAAGTCGGCGAAGTCCTCAGTGGATGGTTCATGGGGCGCGCTGATGGATTTCTATAAGGGGCACATCACACCGGACGACGGCAAGAAGAAGTCGAAGGCGAAGAAAGTTGAAGGTGGAATTGTCGGCGCTCTAACCGGAGGCGACCCGATGGCGCAGTCTGCAGCGTGGTTCCAGGTCGCGCAAAAGATGGGTCCGCCTGTCTACGGCCAGATTGCCATGCTGAATACGCCGGAGGCGAAGGCCAAGAGAGAAGCAGGCCAGATTAATGCGCAGACAGGTGTTGCCGCGGCGAAGGCAGATGCAACGGGGGTTCAGGCGCAAGATGTCAAGAACGAGAACGATTTGACGGTTGAGGAGGCTGTCAGGGAGCGCGACAAGCTGCTGCTAAAAAGGCAGAACGAACCGGCATCAGCGCAAGTCGAGGAAAAGCCAGAGGATTCGTTCAAGCGTAATAAGCAGTGGGCGAAGCCGGGAGCAGCGCCGTTCATTACCAAATTGTCGCCAGATCAGGAGAAAGAGTTTCAGGATTGGGCAGCGAAGAATCCTGACATGGTCAAGGGTGAACTCGACACCAAAACGCCTGATTATGACGTTCGCGGTCGGTGGCTGGCAGAAAAAAATGGCGATCCCGATGCGAAACTGACCCGCAGTGCGTTCGACGGTAAACTCCATGCTTCCGACAAGTGGAAGACTCCGTTCAATCGGACATTCAGCGCCGAATCGATCTATGCTGCGCCTGGCGCTCCAAAGTGGGACGGAAATGTCCTGAAAGATAAAGACGGCAATGTGATTGCCGACGAGACGCCTGGCAAGCGCACCCAGGGCGAGCCGGATTGGGATGCCAGCGACTATAGGGAACATGGTTTGCCGGTGCCGGCTGATGTGCAGCGGCTCGAAACTTTGAATAAGGTATTGGCTGCCCACGGCAAAGCCGGCGATGAAGTGAAGATCGCCCGCGACAGCATTGCTCGGCGGATTCAGGAAGACCCCAACTATGTGCCAACGCCGGCGGAGATGGCTGTCTTGGGACGCAATGTACCGGCGGCGAAGACCGCCAAGGCGACCTGGAGAGGCAATTCCCTTGTGGATGTGGTCGATTCCACAGGCAAGGCGTGGACGCCGGAGCAATTGGAAGATGGCGAGGGCAGTGAAGAGGCTCAGACGCTCTACAAGTCGGCGCTGAAGGTGCAGGATGATGAGCGCAAGACGGCAAGGGATAAGTCGCAACAGTGGTACTCTCACGCTAACTATTCAGACACCCTCCAAACTCGCCGGGCTATCCGCGCCCTCGGGCTGAAAGCCAGCGCCGCCGACATCAGGGAGTGGTCGAAGCGCGAAGACGCGGCTAATTCTGCCGAGGAAATCTATCAGGAAGCGGCGGCCGTAAAAGTCCCGACGACGACCAGCGACCAGAAGTTGCTGATTCAGTGGGTTCGTTCCAACAACCCAGCATCGTCGCGTTTGCCGGATTCCGAAATCAAGCGCGGTTTGGCGGCAGGCGATTACACGACGCGAGCGAAGAACGCATGGGATCTGGCGGTCAACGGAACATTGACGCCAGAGATTCACAAGGATTTCCTTGGCGATATCCGCAACGCGGCGCAGTCTAATCGGGAAGAGGCCGACAAACTCAAAGAGGACTACGGGTTGGATGACGATACGCTCAAGGCGATCGCGCAATCGGCGAATAGTGGTGCTGGTAAGCCGGGTGGAAAGCCGACCGGCGGCAGTAAGGCTGTCCCTAAAGGGTGGGAGTAGATGGCGGTTGCCGAAGCCCAAACCGATGACCGCTGGAATCCAGTAGCGGATGTGCGCAAGAAGTACCCCGGCCTGAAGGATTGGTCGGATGACCGCATCCTCAAGAACATGGAAGACCCGACGAAGTTCAAGTCGGCATTTCCTGAATACTCACACCTTTCCGATGATGCGATTAAGCGTAATGTGGGGAAACTGCGCAAAAAGGAAGAGCCAGTGGTTGCGCCCGCCACGTCTGCGACTCCACATGGATTATCAGAAAAGGAACTGACAACTAATACGCCGGACGAGCAAGGCCACTATCGCGGCCTCTATGAGATGACGGCCCCCTCCGGGGAAAAGAAAAGTATTCCCTATAACAATGTCAATACCGCTATCAAGCAGGGGTACAAACTTACGGAAACTAGTCAAAAGACATATCTACACGACTACTCTTCTGATCCGAATGTTATTAAAGATGCGACAAAAACAGCAGAGAAGAATGCTGACGAAGTGAAGCTCGTGGTTGGCGCCACGAAAGAACTTGGAGATCTAAGCGGAGGCGCGCTGCATCTTGCCGTTCATTTTGGCGAAGGCGAGCAATCTCCGCACGACATTTTTGCCTACAAGAAATTACACCCGCATGCGACAGACGAGGAAGCCGAGGATGCAGTCCAAAAAGGTTACCGTGCTCTTAAGTCTGAATTAGAAACAAAGACAGAGGAGTGGGCGGATTCGACGGCAAAAAAACTCCAGAGCGGCGGGAGTCCAGAGGGTATTTGGGAGAACATCGGCTCACTTGGAACCCAGGTGGGCGAGATCGCCATTCCAGAAGGCTGGTTAGGTAAATTGGCGGAGGGATCCAAGGTAGCGGAAACAGTTCGGGCATCAACCAAGATGCGTGAGATCAGCGAATTTCTGGGTAAATATCCGCGCATCAAGGCGCTGGTTTCGTTCGGTGCAAAGACCGCTGGGGCTGGGGCGAAAGGTGCGGCGGAACAAGGAGCGCAGACCTACGTTGAGACGGGCGGTGACGCGAAGCAGGCGGAAGAGGCCGCAATGATCGGCGGTGGAGTTGGCGCGGTGGCCCATGTTGGCACTGAAGCAATTAAAACTGGCGCTGGCATTGCGAAGAAAGCGGTACGCGGCATCGTTGGCACAGGTGAGAGCCAATCAGCGGAAATGGTGCGTGATACGGCAAAGAGCAACAAGGCTGAGATTGCGGATGCCGAAAAGAAGACGGCAGACAACCAGGCTAAGTATGAACTAGATGTGCAGGCAACCAAAGATGAGAATGCGAGGTTAGAGCAGGAGGCGCGTGATAAAACCTCCAAACGTAATGAAAAGGCGGAAGGCCGGCACAAGAGGATATTGACCAAGCAGGAAGAGGAGCACCAAGCCAAAGTAGACGAGATCGCGGCGCAAAACACCAAGGCTGAGCAAGAGGCCAGCCAGAAGACGGCCGAAGCGCAGCAGACGGCTAAAGATGAGTACGAAAGAACTGTAACTGAAAGTAAGGATTTGGAATCGAAGCGCGGGCGATTGGCTCGTCAAGAGATTACGCTTCGCGATCGACTTAGCCGTAGACTTCAGGACATTAAGACGAAAGCCAAGGCGTACACCGATGGCCAATGGGATGCTATCCGCAAGGCGGTAGGTAAGGCTACGACTCCGATTGAGCCGCTGATTGAGACTGTCGATAGAGCAAAGAGTAAGTTTGAGGGGTCCAAAGAGAAAGTCCGGGAGTTCGAGGATATTTTGGCGCGCGCCCAGCACGACGGCGCGACAGATGATTTACTTGAGGCGACGGCGCGGTCTAATTTCGGCAAGCCGTATATCAAGCTCGAAACAATACAGAAAGCCACAGTGGATCGCGCCGTAAAAGAAGCGGAGGAAAACTACGCCCGCGCCCGCGGCGAGACGATAGAGAACGCGACCATCGACTATACGCATCTTCGGGGTTATTCGAGTGAACTAGGTAAGTTGCTGCGAACGGACGCGCTCGGAAGGAATGTCAATAACCTCGATGCTGATGTGATTCACGCCCTTTCCATCGTAAAGAATAAGGTGGATGGAATGGTAGACGAGATGGCGAACGATGCTGGAATGGGTGCAAAACTCAAGAAGGCAAAGGCTGATTATCGCACCTATAAGCAGGTATTTTATGAGCCGACCGGGATGAGTAAGTCGGGATCTCCGGTAGCTCAGGGATTGGGTGCGGTGGAAGCCTTTAATTCCACGCAGCCGTTTCTCAGTGATCAGCCGGAAGTTGCGAGCCGTATGCGTCAAATGCTGGTTGGTCGTGAGTCTGGACCGTATTACGACCCGAATGCGGGTAAACTCTTAGATCAATTGCGCGCCGTTGCCGATGAACGTAAGTCACTTCCGAAGCCGGGGAAGACTCCGGAGTACGCCGAACCGAAGCCGGTTGAGGCGAAGACCAAAGAGCCGCCAAAGCCGCCAAAGCCGCCGGAGTATATTCCACCAGAACCCGTGGAACCAAAGCTCAAGCCGGAACCGAAGCCGCCGGAACCTACCAAGCCGGAACTCAAAAAACTCTCACCGGAGAAATTACGCGAACAGCGCGAGGAGAACATCTACCAGTTCGCCAAGAAACTGCAACACTTTGGGCCATATATGGCGACTGGTGCTGTAGGTGGATTTATCGGCGGTCTGTCCTCTCTTGCGACTGGAAACAAGGATATCCCCAAAGCTATCGAGACTGGTGCTGTCGCTGGATCTGCGCTACTGTTAGCCCCATACGCCATTCGGACGCTGCTTGAAAAGCCTTGGGTAATCGAAAAATTGACGAAGCCAACATTGCAAGACTTGAAGCAGTTAGAGAAACTGCCGCGCGATCAGCGTGAGGGAGTTGAGGTTGCACTTGCGCAACTGTCAAAAGAGGCGGAGAAGCGCGGCATCATCAAAAAACCTAGTCGGTGGATGGTTGTGCTTGCCAGCGAAGGAGCAAAGAAACTCGCGCAAGGCGAAGAGAGCAAGCCAACGCCTGGCGAAGACGAGGAGCAAAAGAAATGATTGAGATTGATGACGGTTTTTTTGTTCAGGCCGAAGAAGTGGCGGCGGTCAAGTCGGCTGGCAACGGCAAGAGCATCTTGTACCTCAAAGGCCAATCCGCGCTCGAAGGATTTGTGATCGAGGGCGAAGCGGTGGATGTTGCCGAAAGGGTCGATGAGGAGTTAGAGGACTACGAAGAAGAGGATTGAAGAGATGCGGCATGCGCCCTGATTCGCCGCAGGGCCGCCGCAACCCCGGAACACTCATAGCCTCGTCTCTATGGGTGTTTTTGGGGTTTTTCCAATTGTTCCACGTGTGTTTGAGTGGTACAATTTGGCATGGCGAAAACCTGCTCTCTCTGCTCCAATCCACGCCGGTCGTCGGGTCGCTACTGTAAAGTGCATCATGCCGCCGCGATGCGCAGTTTCCGCAAAACCCATACCTTGACGGTCGATCAGCGCAAGAAGATGAACTGCCGATCCTACGCCAACGAGTACCAGCGCCGCGGGAAACTCAAGAAGAAGCCATGTGAGGCTTGCGGGAGCGACAAGGCAGAGAAACACCACGACAATTACGACAAGCCTCTCGAGGTCACTTGGCTGTGTCGAGAGTGCCATTTGAAGAAGCATAGAGAGGCGCAAGCGGCTGTCAAACAAGAAAAGGTGGCAGCATAGTGGAGCAAACTCTGAAGCGGATGCGAGACGGCTACTGGCGCATGACGAGCAAGCGGACTCCAATCGAATCCGATTTCGTGTTAGGCATGTTTAACGAATGGGGATCGATATGGGTCTTTCGCTGCTTCGAGGATTGCGGATATCTGCCCGTCTGCGCCCCGAGCACGACTCAATCTGACGCCATCTATGTGAGCGATTTCTCCTGGTTGCCACGATTCAATGAAGGGTGTTGGCGGATCGATAAGCCAGAGGAAGAGGAACCGGTAGTCGGAATTCGGCGCGGCTCCACTGATCCAGAGATGCTGGTCTATTTCCAAGGCAAGTTTTGGGCGAACGACATCGCCGATGGCATCGATGAGCATAGCGAGATCGTTGACTGTATCAAGTGGATTGACTTGCCGACCGCACCTCCTCCACGCACCAAAAGAGCGAAGAAACTGGCAATGCGTCACGTCAACTGATTACACCGGCCACCATAAGCAGACCCCGGAAGAGCGCAGGACGAAGATCGCCGAGCAGTTGGCGAATGAGGAAGTGCCGCTGTCGAGGTACGCGGTCACCCCGCACAAAGTCGTCCCTGTCCGTCACGGACGGCATCGGCGAGTTGCAAGCAATATGTAGCCGGCGTATGCTTGCCATCAATCAGCCAGTCCCGCCAAACTGCCTCGCTTTACGGCCTACCCTGCTTTACCCCACTTACAAATCTAGTTGACCTGTTGCCGCTGGCCACATAAGTCGGAGGAATCCGACTGTGCGGAATTGACCATCGCAGTTGGAGGAAAGGCGCATCTAATGGATTCGGATGGTGCCTCATGCCGATGTCCCTGTTCTATATCATCGCCGTTGTGATCATCGCTGGAGTCTGCCTATGGGCGCTTAATGCGTTCCCCGCCATTGACCCCACGATGAAGCAAATCGCGCGCGTTCTGATCATCCTCTTTGTGGTGATCCTGGTTCTTTATTTCTTGTTCAGCATGGTTGGCGGCGGAATGGGGCTTCACGGCATGGCTGGCCCGTGTCGTTAATTTTCACGAAATACCGTTTGCAACCCTGCATCCAAGAGTTATATTTGAGGCTATGAGCGTGCCCGATACCAAACTCGCCGCCTTCGCCGGACATCACTTCGTTCACGATCGCGCAGACGACCTAAGACAACCCAAAAAGAGAGCAAGTCAGAAGGCCTCAGCTTAACCGCTGGGGCTTTTCTGTTGACGGGACGGTTGCAAGCGTGGATACTTATGGCTTGAGGGAACTGAAAGGCCGAAAAGCAGTCATTCATGCCAAGAGCGAAGTAGGCCGGGCTGGCATGTCCCTGGTCCCTCCCAACATACACCCCACGCAAATACGTGACGGCAAGCGGGGTAATCGGGCGAGTCCGACCCGCAATAAGACGAGGAAAGAATGCCTGATCTAGCCACACAACCAAAACCGCTCGGCTTCAAGAATTACGGACGCATCGGCCATCTTCCATGCAGCCGCATGGGACCAGGGGATCACGCCGTCCCGCAAGGTATGGCTGATATTGCGACCGTGAAGACTCGGGACAAGCATGATCGCGTTTGGGTCACAGAGAAACTCGACGGGTCCAATGTCGGTGTTGCGGTGATAAACGGCGAAGTCATCGCGCTCGGCCGCGCCGGATACCTGGCGAAGACCTCAAAGTATGAGCAGCATCAACTATTCGCCGAGTGGGTTCAAAAGAACGAGCACCGATTTCGCGTATTACTCGGGGATGGGACGCGGTGTGTCGGTGAATGGCTCGCCCAGGCGCATGGTACGCGCTATGAGTTGAAGCATGAGCCATTCGTGATCTTCGATCTAATGCTCGGCCAGAAGAGATTTCCGTGGGAGCAGGCGCAGTTCTCAATCGGGATTTCCGGCTTTATCCACCCGCACCTGCTCAATGACGGCCAGCATCCGATGTCAGTCGAGGACGCCATCGGCAAAGCGGAGCGCGACAATGCTCATGGCGCCGATGGGATAGAAGGCGCTGTCTGGCGCGTCGAGCGCAAGGGGGAGTTCGATTTCATGGCGAAGTATGTCAAGCCGTGGAAGGTGGATGGCGCTCTGCTTCCCGAGATGAGCAACGGCGATGCAGTGTGGAACTGGAGACCGTAATGGCCCGCACCAAAAACCGCTGGTCCTATAAGCGCGGTGTCAAACGTCGGAAGAAAGTCCGCCGCCTGCCGCCGCGCCGCTAGTCTTCTTCACCGGCGTCAGACACTTCGACCAGGGCCGCTTTCCTCGAAGCACTCTCCCTATCGAGTCCATCTTCTCCCGCATTTCATCTACCAGCGGTCCCGCATCGATCTTCGCCACTCCCTTGATCGCGCCAGCGAAAGCCTCCGCATCCATAAACGACTTCCAGAGTTTCGCCGCGGCAAGACTGCGCTGCGGATCCGGCAAGGCGACGATCCGCTCAATCTCGCGCTCGATGCGCTTGGCAAACTTTGAGATTGTGAGCACCTTCGGCATGTGATTTTTATTGCTAAGTTTCGACGCCTCGATCAGCACGAACGCGAACGCTTGCCGGTCAGTCCGCACGACGGCATTTTCCTCGTCGAGTTCCTTCCGCAAATCCTTGAAGCCCTGAAAGGTCATCATCTCGCCGAAGATGGCATAGCGGTAGAGTTGGATGTCGAAAGTCAAGCAGTAGCCGCGCAGCCGGTCTATCGACAACTTGAGTTCCTTGGCCGCCATATCCACCGGGACCATATCCTTCCACTTGGCAGGTTGCAGCATGACTTGCAGCCAGCGCTTTGCGGCCGGAGGAGGTATGCGAACCAGGTCGCCGTCGAAGTAGTACATCTGTTTCTTGGCTGGCTTGAGGTAGCCGTCAGAGATCAGGGGTGGAAGGTCGTCCCAGGATACGCCGAGTTCTTTGGCGAGGGCGCGGAGGGTGATGTGGTCAGCGTCTGGCATTCATCTTCGCCCTACGTTCTAACTCTTCCGCCCGCCGCTCAGCCTCAGCCCGTCTTTCCCTACAAGTCTGATGGCCCAGCACGGCAATCGCACGAAAGTACTCAGACGCATCCTCGCCCATCCGCGCCACAGTTCCATTACCGCCGCGCTTGCCGATCTTCTTGAAAAAGTCAGGGTCTTTGAAGTCGAGGATTTTCCGCTTGCGATTTTTGTAGCCCTTCTTGGCAGCTTCCGAGCGCGTCTTCAGTTTGCGGGCCTCGGCTGCGGCCTTGAATGCTGCGATGGTTTTATGCGCCCATTTGATTTCGAGGGCCTGTGCTTTCGTTGGTCGGCCTCTACGGGATTTCTTGTCCATGAAGGGGATTGTAGACTTTGACGATTGCGGTTTGCAAGCGTGAAAATAAATGTTGACGACTCGGTTTGCAAGCGTGTACTGTGTGGTTGTCGATATACACTTTAAGGAACGGAAAGGAAATCATGGCAGATAATGCAATACAGGTTGTAGCTCCCTCCACTGCTTTAGCCAAACCAGAGACATTCGCACCTCGCACATTGCAGGAGGCGCTCCAGTTTGCGGACTTGCTCATCGAGTCCAAAATGCTCCCGAAGTCATACCTCGACAAGCCCCCGGCTGCGATTGTGGTCGCCATCCAGTTTGGCATGGAACTCGGAATGCAGCCCATGCAGAGTCTCCAAAATATTGCCAACATCAATGGCCAACCTGGAGTCTGGGGGGATGCTGCTCTCGCACTCGTTCTCAACTCGGGCCTCTGCGAGTATTACGAGGAAGATGACTTTGAGACCATCAAGAAGAATCAGAAAGCTGTCTTTGTCATCAAGCGGCGCGGCTTCCCGAAAGCCAAGACAACCACTTTCAGTTACGAGGATGCAAAGACTGCTGGCATCTTCACCAATGCTGTCTGGAAGACATATCCGTATCGCATGTGCCAAATGCGCGCTCGCAGTTTCGGCTTACGCGGGTCATTTCCTGATGTTCTCAAGGGCATGGAACTCGCTGAGGCGTTGCAGGACTATCCCGGCACCACCATCGAAGCCGAACCACAGCGCTCCACTCCTGCAGCCGCCGCCGAGCAGAAACCGGCCGCCGAGGAAGCCATCGGACAGAGTGGCGGCAGCGACTGGTATAAAAAGTACAAGTCCAACGGGTACACGCCGGAAGAAGCGAAGAAGTGGCTTGCCGACAATCTCCAGATTGGCCCGCCGCATAACGACAAGAACTCGAAGGACATTCCGGTTTCGAAGAAAGATGCTGCCTTCGCATGGGCCAACACTCCGTCGCCAATCAAGACCGCTGTCACTCAAGCCTTCGATATACTCGGCTTCACTCCTGACGAGCGTGTCGCATTCTTCGCTCTGCACAAGGACTTCAAGACCGTCCACGAAGCCTTGCTGGCGGAAGCGCAGAAGCGCGATGCGGCCGAGCGCGGCGAGTAGAGTCTACGCATAGACAGGATTCAGGAGCAGGTTCACGGCCGGCCTGTGTATTCCGTGGGGTGCGAGGCGGAACACTGATACGCACAAAGGAAAGGAATAAATGCAAAACGATATTCAAGGGCGAGAACTGGGGACCGGGTACATCAACCCGATCTATTTGCGCATCGGCAAGTACAACGGCGGCAAAGCGGTTTACCGCTCATGTCATTTTTATGTGGTCACCGGCGACAATCAGTTGGACTTGTACCGCTGTAGCGGTATGCGCATCGAGCGCTTTGCCTCGTTCAACAACGTGAGCTTCGTTGAGGAGATTGACAACTTTCCCGAAGAGGAAGTTGCGGCAGCGCCGGAGCCGCCGGCAGATGAACCCACTGAGGCGACCGGCACCATTTCAGACGACGACATCCCATTTTGACATCCCCGCAAGGGGAGAAATACGTGACGGCGACCGGAGCGCACTCCGGGTTGAAATCCTATTGACGCCTACATGCCGGAAGAGCCGCCGAAAATGGATGCGGCGAAGAAAGGGTAGGAAGGCTGGCCGGGATCCATGGTCACCGCGAGTCAGCCCGTCACGTATTGAGATTGAGTTTCCGGTCAAACCCTAGAGGTAAACTGACCGGAGAAATGCGCGGCGGCGTGGAGGTACACGCCACTGTTAGTAGGCGGATGAGGTAACAGAACTCTATGAGAAGGATTAACCCAGGGAAGCGCGAGCGAGAGGCTAGAAAACGCCATAGGCGTGGCCGTATCTGGAATTCAGGTATGGCAGCGGAGTCAGCGCCGTTGAAGCTCGGCTCGAAAAAGATACATGCTTACGTGGGCCGTACCTTATCAAGACCATCTGTGGCTGACGCCGAAAGCAGTGAACCAGCGGGGATTCTGGAGCGCTGATTCTAGGACTGGAGCCGACACAGAGATTCGGCCCGCGCATTAAACATTCACGGAAAGGAACGGCATGCCAATCTGGATTCTCGAAAAATCGAAGGACAACGGTGCGACCTGGAGAATCGACCAGCCGTACCACCTCTACAAAGAGGAAGCCAAAGCGCTCGACGCGGCAACCAAGCACAACAACTTCTCTCGCGGTCAGAATCGCTGGATATGGCGCGCCGCAGAGTATCGCCCGGTGGTGGCCGCATGAGGATCGAATTCATCTATTGGCCCGGCAACACCGAGATTCAACTCGTCGAAGACTTTGACCTCGACGGCTGGACGCAAGTTAAGGATCGTTTCTACACCTCCGCCACCCACTTCTACGAGAACACCGACCACGGCATGCAGGAAGGTCTGCGCGCTGCGGAAGCGTTCGCTATGCTGGGCAAGACGCAGCCGGCGCCGCGGATCGGCGGCGACTGGGCGGAACATCATCCGGAGATGCAGCGGTGGCGGGAAAGGCATAAGGATGCCTAAGAGCGCGCAGCCCATCGAGAAGACCGACATCACCGAACTCGAACAGGCCATCGTCGCGAAGGTGGCGACTGCGAACTTTCCGCCTGCAACCGCGAGTAAGCGATTCATCGGCGATCTGTCGGCTGGCTACATCAAGCAACTCTCCGACAAGGGACGGATGTTTCTGGCATTCATCGCAAAGCGGTTCCGGCGGCAGTATCAGTTGAGTGCGGAAGAGCAAGCTTATGTTGACGAATGGAATGCGCGATTTGAGAAATTGGAGCCGAAGCCATGAACATCCTCTCCCGCATCTGGCCCTGGTCGAAGATTCAGCGGCTGGAAAAAGAAGTTGAGAACCAGCGCTTCTATCACTCCAAGACGAGCGATTTTGCGGCGCAGTGCCTCGCATACATCGACCACCTAGAACCCGACGTGCAGCACTTTCGCTTCCAAGGGAAGCTATTTTGCATGGGTGTCGATTACTGTAAACGAGGTTATCCATGTGCCGAATCCGCGCATGAATATCAAAGTGGAGGGATTGGAGTTATGAACCTCTATATCATCTGCGACAAGAATAATGCCGTGATGAGTATCGACAGTGTTCCTATCTTCGGGGAGCATGTGTCCATACCGGCGATATTCAACGAGGAAGAAGATGCGCTTGCGGTGCTTTTCAAAATCGAGAGCCTGAAGTTGACGGATGTGCCTCATATGGTTCATAAGATTACCGGTGGATTTACGGCTGTGAGGGAGATGCTTTGAGCACGACCATCATCCACGGAGGCACCTTTCGCACCGAGCCGCACGAATACCGCTCGGATGCCGGAGTTTGGACACCTTCATTGACGCAAACACTCCACCTCGCAGGCCTGTCCAACTTCGACGGAGCAGACCCCGACGACCTCGCCAACGCAGCCAGGCGCGGCGACCTGCTCCACGGCGCGGTCGAGGTCTACAACAAAGATAGAGAAGGGCTGGACCCCTGCTGGATCACCGAGGAGATTCAAGGCTACTTCGAAGGCTATTTGAAGTTCGAGCGCGACACTGATTTTAAGCCGGATCCAGCTTGGACCGAATTGCCGATGATCGTGACTATCCAGGGCATGCCTTTAGGACTCAAACCGGATTGCTTCGGCAGGTTAGGCAAATGGGATGCGGTGGTCGAATTGAAGGCGGCGATCTGCGTACAGCCGTCGTGGAGTGTTCAGACCGCAATGCAGGAAATGGGTATCTTCAAGTCGAGTCATGTTGGCCGGGTCCAGAGGTTCGCATTGCAACTCTTTAAGGATGGCCGGTACAAACTGCATCCGCATTTGAATCATCAGGAGGATGAGGCTATCGGAATCGCGGCGCTGAGGACGGTGCATTATCGGCTTAGCAAAGGACAACGTTTGTGGGAGAAAGTGAACGCATGAGCAGAGACGAGAATCTTGTAGTAAGAATTGAATTTGGTTCGCACCTCTACGGCACGAGCACGCCGACGAGTGACCATGACTATAAGTCGATCTACATTCCGAATGCTTCCGATATTCTGCTCCAGCGGGTCAAGGGATCGACTGGCCACAAGGTCAAGCGATTTGAGCGCGAGAAGAATGCGCCAGACGATACAGACGATGAGGCTTATTCTCTCCAGCGGTACCTCACTCTTCTGGCGGAAGGGCAGACCGTCACCATTGACATGCTATTCGCTCCCAAACCGCTGATTTCTACGCCGCTCTGGGATGAGATTCGCTTGAACAAGGACCGCTTTCTGACGAAGAAAAGTGCGGCCTTCGTCGGCTACTGCCGGACCCAGGCGAACAAATATGGCATCAAGGGTAGCCGGGTAGCGGCGGTAAAGAAGGCCGCAGACTTCTTTACCGATTGGGCTGGCAAGTTGGCTCAAGGAACGCGATTGCGAGAAGTGGCTGATTTGTTGCCAGCGTTGTGCGATGAGCACACGAAATTGGTTAGTTTGCCGCGCAAGGAGCAAATTAACGCCAATTCTGGCGGGTGGGAGTTTAAGGAGCGATTTGACGAATTCTTTGAGTGTTGTAACCGTAAGGTGGAGTTCGGTAATACATTGAAAGAGGCAGCAAAAATCTTCTCACACATCTATGAAGAATACGGCCATCGGGCTAAATTAGCGCAGGCTAATGAGGGCATCGACTGGAAGGCGCTGAGTCATGCTGTGCGTGTGGCGAACGAGGCTGTTGAATTGCTGACCACCGCCAACGTCACTTTCCCGCTTCCAAATGCCGAGCACATCCTTGCTATCAAGAAAGGGCTGCTTTCTTATGATGAAGTGGCCGAGGAGATTGAAGGCTTGCTATTGGAGGTCGAAAAAGCATCAGCGGTATCGACATTGCGAGATGACGCTGACCAGGAGTTCATCGACTATCTGATTCAGCGCGTTCATCGCGAGTCTGTTTTGAGCGAGGTCACCGCATGACCCTCTTCAACATCTTCGTCTCCGAACTCAAGCGTAGCCCGACCCTGATCATCTCCCGTCAGACGATGAACGGCGTGTACCCGGATCGGCCTGCGACAGAGGCAGCGACCGCATTAGCTGAGGCTACGGATACGGAAGTCTTCGTGGACGACAATGGCAATTTTCAATTCAACCCAGTGGAGAAAGGAACGCATCATGGATAACACACAGCAACTGCTCGCCTGCCTGAAGCCGGTCGAGTCTTCGATGTTCAGCAAGGCTGGCTACAGCGAGGATTATTGGACGCTGGTTCTGGCTTTCAAGTCCAGCAAAGAGATCAAAGCCTACAAGAACTGCGCGCCGGAGGTGGCGGACGAGGCATTGTCTGACAAGTCTCTTGGCTCTTGGTGGAACAAGCACATCAAAGGCAACCCCGCATGGGAAGCCGAGATCATTGGCGTTGACGAGACTGCGCCGGCCGAGAAGCCGAAACCACAGCCCCAGGTTCAAGGCGGAATCACGGATACGGATATTCGGAGTGTGGAACCCGGATGGAATGGGACGACGATCGACCCGATTCCATTGAAGCAGATGAGCGTCTCCGAGGTCGCCAACTGGCCGCAAGGCGAAGAGGCTGAATTGGCCCTCGATGCGGAGTTGAATCAAGACGACCGGCAATCCGCCATGACCACGCAGACCCACGGCGAACTCCTCGGAGCGTGGACGGCGCCGGAATCAGCAGCAGAGGCTTTAGACCTCATGTCCGAGCGCTCCGCCGAAATCAAATTGATCATCCAGCAATCAAAGTCAACCGGCGAGCAGGCGCTGACCGTGCGCGTGACGGATGCCGATTCACATAAGGCGGCGAGTGAGACGCTGGCGACCTTGGTCAAGAAGAAGGACACGACGACGGCGTTGCTGGAGCCGTTCCGGGTCGTCCTTTTCTCCGCCTACGAAGAGGCGCGCGGCTACAAGGCCGCTGCTCTCACTCCGCTGGAGGCTGGCGAAAAACACATAAAACTGCAACTGACAACGTACACCGCCGCGCAAGAGCGCATCCGGCAGCAGCAAATTCGCGAAGACAACGAGCGGCGTGAGCGCGAGGCCCGGGAATTACAGGAAGCGGAGGCGGCCAGGATCAAACTCGCCGATGTGCAGGACGCGATCGACGAAGGCGACGAGCAGCGAGCCCAAACCTTGTTCGATGCTCCGGCAATCCAGGTTCCCCGTCCGTATATCGCGCCGACGTATATCGCCCCCGCCGCGCCGAAAGTCGAAGGCCAGAGCACCTCGACCACATGGAAGGTGGATCGCAGTCTGGTCGAGGACGACGAAACCGGACAGGCCTATGTGGCGAGCATCACGAAGTTGCTGGCGGCCGTCAAGGTTGGCACCTATCCAATTGAGCAGGCGGCGCAGTTGCTTCAGTGGGATTTCTCGGCTGCGGATAAACTTGCGGGAGCGCTCATGGCTGCATTTTCGGTTCCGGGCTTGCAGGCTGGACCGCAATCGACGCTGAGGGTTAGCCGGGGGAGGAAGAAGAAGTAGGAAGGCAGGTGATGCCAAATGATCCCCGGAGACGGACCAAGACACAAACCACTGACACCTCGGCGTAGGCCTCGTACCGCCGAGTAGGAATACGGGGCACAATTTTAGTAGAGGAAGAAGAAGTCATGAGCATTACCGATATTGACCTAAGGATTACGTTCAACGACGAGGCGACAAAGCCTAATAAACTCGTCAGTGGAAAGTTTCCATTTCATAAGGTTAATGGGCTTGTAAACCCACTGGATGTTTCCTTCTACGTATCCAATCGAGGAATCGATTCGATCCAGAGAGGCGGTCGTAGATCCCAGATACCCAGCCTTAAACTTGGAAACAAGTTTGAGATCAATACCAGTAAGGGCGCATTTTCCTTGCTGCTTCAAGTAGACATCCCAAACAAATTCTTTAGTCACATTAAACTCGACTCCACGCGCAAAAGCGTTGCCGCGCACATGGCTAAACGCAACATTGATAGGATGTCGAGGGGATCGAGCAGTCGTATTCCAGCATTGTTTGCACTGCTTCGATCGACCATGAACAAGGTTTGTAGCGTGGATCTCTTGTTCACGCCCACATTCACATCGGCAGAGCCACATAGCATGACCGCGCCCTACCCCTACCTTCTCTATAACCGTCCACTTACCGAATACCAAACCACCTAATTGTGTAGCGTTCATGGGGGAATTGTACATGTCAATTACGGAAATTGATACGAGGATGAAAGAACAGTACGAGAACCGAACCCGGTTCATGCTCCCTCGTCGCACATTTACCATCATTCGCGTCGATGGCCGGGCGTTCCATACTTGGACTCGTGGCATGGAGCGCCCATATAGTCTTGATCTGATGGATGCCATGGATGCGGTAGCACTTGCGCTCTGCGAAGAATGCGCTGGCGCTCAACTCGCTTACGTTCAGTCAGACGAAATATCTGTGCTACTGACGGACTTCGCCAAGATCGACACCCACGCTTGGTTTGACAATAACCTGCAGAAGCTCTGCTCTATCTCGGCTTCGATTGCAACGGCGACGTTTAACAATCAATGGCCCAACGAGAGCCGGAAATTGGCCCACTTCGATTCGCGTGTCTTCCAGATTCCAGATCCGGTCGAGGTTGAGAACTACTTCGTCGCCCGGCAGAAAGATGCGACTCGTAATTCAGTGGCGATGCTGGCGCAGCATTACTGCTCGCCAAAAGAACTTCACGGCGTCTCCGTTGAGAAGATGCACGACAAGATTCACGAGCACGGCGACAACTGGGCTAACCATCCAGTGCGGTTCAAGCATGGAGCTGCCATCGTCAAGGAAATGCAGCCGACCTATATGAAGGAAACAAAGGTGGGCCAGGTCGAGATTCCGCCGCACGACGAATGGCGCGTGGCGGAAACACCGATTTTCACGAAAGACCGGGAGTGGCTTTCATCGCGCATCCCGAGATATCCAGTCTAGGAGAACGATCAGTATGCAAACAGGCACAGTAGTAACATGGAGCGATCCGAAGGGCTGGGGATTTATCAAACCAGATGAAGGCGGGAGCGATTTTTTCGTTCATTATTCAAATCTGATTTCTCCAGATGAGTACAAGAGTCTCAGTAAGGGATGGCGAGTTCAATTCGCCGTCGAGCAAGGCCCCAACGGCAAGCCGCAGGCAGTGCGGGTAACTATCCTCTCAAAGGCGGTGGCGTAACATGGCACAACGATCAATCCCATTCGCAACATCGAAGAACGTGCAGAGCATCCTTTACGATGATGAAACCCAGGTGCTGACCATTTCCTTGCAGGGCGGCACCTACGAACACAGCGGGGTGGACTCGCAGAAGGCGGACGGCTTCTCGTCGGCACCGAGCGCTGGCACCTATTACCACACCTACTTTTCGGCGCGCGGGCCGTCTGCCGGGGTTCATCCACATACGAAGGTTGGGTAGCCATGACTCGTCCGCGCAGGCATTTTCATCCACACGATGAGATTCCGTTTCCGGTATATCTAACGGGAGCGTTCTGCTTGTTTCTATGCGCTGTCGCGGTGATTATGATTGTCGCGGCCACGCTGACGATTGTCGTTAAATTTGCCGGGCATCTCGCGGGATGGTGGTAGTGAGTATCGACAGGATCAGATAGGAAAGGAACGCATGAAAACCGTCCAAATTACCAAGCCGGTGTCGATGAAGCTATTGGGGGATACACCAAACCTGTCCGTCATGTTACCTGGGCATTGTAATGCAAAATGCGAGTTCTGTTTCTGGAACCGCGACCAGCAGGCGAACAAGTTTCCGATGATGGATTTCGCGGACCGGCTGGCGCGAATCCTCGACTCGCTTCCGTGGCAGTTCTCGCAGGTGAGTGTGACAGGTGGCGAGCCGACCATTTCCCCTGTCCTCGACGAGGTGATGGCTGTTCTTAGGGAGCGAAGAGAGCGATTTCCGAAGGTGGTGCTCACCACTAATGCGGTCAGACTTATGAAAAACCGGGATGTCATTTACGGCGTCGTTGACCACATCAACATCAGTCGGCATCACCACAGCGATTTGGAAAACGCTGCGATCTTCAAGACAAGAGGTGTTCCGTGTGAAAGCGAAATTGCCAAGATACTAAAGGTCGATTACGGGGCCGACATCTGCTTTAATTGCGTAGTCCCGCCGACGGTGACTGAGAAATTTTGTCAGAGTTACATCGAGTGGGCGCGTTACTACCAACAGATCGCGGCGGTAAACTTCCGTATCTACCATAACTCTATGGAGGAATGCAGGGCGCAGAAGGAATTCGAGAAAGTGTATGGCTCGACAGATGTGACCACCTGCCCGGTTTGCAGAGTTATGCGAATGAACGTCGAAGGGATGCAGGTGAACTGGAAGTACAGCGTTCAGGAGCCAACGCAACACTGGAACGGGATCTACGAACTCGTAGTGCAACCCGATGGCCGGGTAACAGCCGATTGGGCTGGAGTACAGGAAATTGATCCAAGAAATATTGAGGGTGGACCTATGCCGAAATCTAATCGGGAACTAGCTGAAGAGTTGATCGAACTGGCGAAGAAGTTACTGGAAAAGGACGAACCCAAAGCAAAGCATGGCAAGCGGGTGATAAAAACTGTCTACGTCCAATCTTCAGGTGGCGGATGCTCTCATGGCGGAGCTGGCGGAGGCTGCCGGTAAGTGACCGACCCCTCAGACTACACAATGTCCGAAACCGTGCCCGAGCCGCCTCCGGACAGAGGACGAGCGCCTTTGCCTGATGATCGGCGCCGGGTGATGCCTGTTGGGATTGCCAACGACATAGGATTGCCGGCCAACATTGACGCGGAGAAGACGATACTCGGGGCGATCTTGCTCGACAATCAGGCCTTCAATGAGGCAGCCGAGCGCCTGGAACCGGAAGACTTCTCGCTCGACAGCCATCGCCGCATCTTTCTCCGTATGGCCGATCTGATGGACGCAAATCAGGCGGTAGACATCGTGACATTGGCGAATGAGTTGGCGCGCATGAAGGAGGTGGAGTCGATTGGAGGTGTTGCCTACCTGGCTTCGTTGACGGAGGGACTTCCGCGGCGACCGGTGATCGAAAACTATATCCGCATCGTTAAGGATCGAAGCGCCCTCCGCAAGATCATGGGCATCTGCTCTCTGGCCATTGCGCGAGCTGCGGAGCAATCAGAATCCGCCCTCGAAGTGCTCGGCGCGGCCGAAGCGGATTTGATGGCGATTGCGCAGGAGTCGAGTACGCGCAGGCCAACGACTGTGGCGGATTCCGTGGAGGCTGCAGGTGGGGTTGATATGTACATGGCCCCGATATTCAATCCCAGCGTGCTCCCAGGATTGCCGACCGGCTTCATTGACCTCGACAGCATGATTGGTGGTTTGAAGAAGCAAGAGTTATTTCTGATGGCCGCGCGCCCGAGTCAGGGAAAGTCAGCCTGGTTACTGAATTTGGCCGAGAATGTCTGCATTGGTACATCGGCAGTTGCCTTGATATTCAGTTTAGAAATGTCGCAAACATCGATGGAGCGTAGGCTTTTAGCTGGTATCGCAAGAGTGGATGTGCGCCGGGCGACGACAGGTGAATTTCTGAGTCACACGGAGCGTGGCAAACTCTCCAATGCGCTGAATGTCTTAGTTGAATCCGGTATCCACATCGACGATAGCCCTGTCCTCACAGTTACACAGATGAGAGCGAAGGCGCGGCGCTTAAAGCAGCGACTCGGAAGACTCGACTTATTGGGCCTTGATTATTTGCAGATGGCTCGCGGCTCTGGAAATTTTTCGAACCGGCAAGAGGAGGTGTCTAATATCTCGCGTGGTTTGAAATCGCTGGCGAAGGAGATGGATTGCCCGGTAGTGGCATTGTCTCAGGTTGCGCGATCGGCGGAGCAGCGGCAAGATAAAAGGCCGACCTTGGCGGATCTCCGAGAGAGCGGCAGCCAAGAGGCCGATGCCGACATCGTTTGCCTGATTCATCGCCCCGAGTATTACGACCGCGACAATCCGGATATCAAGGGTATTGCGGAGATAATTTGCGCCAAGAATCGCGAGGGTCCAACTGGGATCGTTAAACTGGCCTATATTTCTGAATTTACTCGCTTCATCAACCTTGCAAGATAGGAGACTTATGGACCCCATAGAATCCACAATCCGCAACATCCTCATCAACGACTACGACTGCGATCCCGACACGTTGCAGTTATCCGACACCCTGGTAGCCGACCTGGGGATGGATTCAATCGAACTGGTCGAGTTCGGCCTGGCACTCGAAGAGTCCTTCGACGTGGAAGTGAACGACGATGCGATCACCCAGACGATGACGGTTGGTGAAGTGGTCAACAAGATCAAAGAGTTGAAAGGTTGATATGCGCCAACACTGTGAAAGATGCGGTCGCCGGTACGACGACGAGCACTGCTCAACAATTTGTCCGCACCGTGGAATGGGCTTCTGCCCAGTCTGCGACTGCGTAATCTGCGTCTGCGATCCGAAGTACACCCGCGACTGGGAGCGCAGTTCAAACAACAATGCACCACCAACAGACGAGAGGAGCAATACCATGCCTGGAAGCAATGACCCGAACTTTGACGCCTACAACGCAAAGCAGAGTGAAGCCGCAACCGCCGACACTTCCGCAACCGATGCAGCCCTGAAATCGCTTGGAGCGAAGATCGAGGCTCTTCAAAACACCGACTCTGAGGCGCATCCTCATACCCACAGCGCCGACCTCCGCAGCTTCACTCAAGTGGAAATCTCAAATTGGTTCTCGTACCACGCCCCGACGCCGGAGCAGATCATTCAATATGGCGAGATCCGCACGGCAGCCAAAATCTTCGCAGAGACCATCAACAGGCATGTCCCGGCTGGCGCTGACAAGACGGCGGCGATGCGAGACCTCCGCAAGACCGTGATGGCGGCGAATCTGGCCATCGCCTGCTACGTCGAGCCAGTCAAAAACGTCTGACACCATGCCGAAGTCCGACTGGCGCAATCTTCAGGCCTACCACCAACTTCAACTTCAAAAGGAAAGGGGACTTATGTCCACAGCAACATCGTTCGACACTCAGGCGCTGGAGCAGACGAGCAATTCAGCGCCAGTAATGCAGCCAACATTGTCAGCCCCGCACGGCAATCCCAATCCGCCGGCACCAACACGAGCTCCGCGCAAACCACGCTCCGACGCCGGCAAGCCCAACCCACTCCGCGCAAACCGTGGCGCATCGAAGTTCAACCTGGAGGCCAACCTGTTTACCCCAGTCGGTCGCGAGACGTTGAAGTTCTGGATTCACAACGGATTCGCGGAAGAGGCGATGGAAGTCGTTGACCGGCTGCTGGTCGTCACTCAGGAGACGAAAGCGCTGCTCGACGATCTGGCGGAGCAGAAGAAGAAGTAGGGAGGCTGTAAATGGCTGTTTTCTTTCATACTGGCGGTGGCGACTATTACGGCGGTCCCACCAAAGAGGCTGTCTTCGAGGCTATTCGCGAGGACATGGGCGACGAGGACTTCAAAGAGATCGAAGAGGAAATCGAAGAAGTCAGCGGCGAAATGAAGATGAACGCTTCGGATGAAAACGGCGATGTAACTGACGAGACGACAACGCTCGCCGAAGAGTACGAAGAATCATTGGGAGCTTATTGTGTGGCTTCCTCTAACGGGTAGGGATTCCATCCGAGTTCCCCGCGAGGATGGTTCGATAGCGGTCGATGAAGGGCGCTCCATTGGCCGCTGTCTGAAATGAGGATTTGGTGAGCATGTACTACTGGCTGCAGAATCGCAAAATGGAACTCACGGACCTCTGGGATCGCTTTCGTCCGCGCGAGTGGCGACCGATAATCCAGCATTGGCTCTGGGACCGGGAAATGGGCCAGCGCAAGTCGGAAACTGAGATGTGGGAGTGGGCTGATGTCTCCGTGAATGGTGTGTGGGATAAGCGTATCAAGGTCTTCAGCAGGCCGCGTAACTGGCAGCAGATGCTGGTCTGCCTGGAGTTGGCAGAGTCAAATTCTGATGCCTTACGTCTTCTCAAGACTGGATCTTTCGAGATGAGGGATTGGTGCTTGGATAAGTCGTGGGAAAAGGTTACTCTGAACACTCCACTTCCAGATAGTCCAACACATCTTCGTCGCGGCAAGAAACTATACGGCATCAAAACAGTGTGGCTTCCGCCTGCCGGAATAAGTGAGAAGCAGGGAGAAGAGATGTTGCGAGAGTATGCCTTGAAAATATAGTTGCAAGCGTGATCCTTTGTGTTGTAATGTTGCAAGCGTGACAGAACGGAAAGGAACGGAAATGGCTAAAGCGAGTTTTCAGAACGGCAGCGTCATCCGAGTATCCCGCAAGGGAGTGGATTGCTGGAGGCTGCGTTACCGTCTCAACGGCACCCAGCACAGCGACTTCATCGGCAGCATCCGCCAATATCCCACGAAGAGTTCCGCAGAGAAGGCCGCTGAAAAGATGCGGTCCCTGCTGAATAATGCGCCGACCGAGATTATCACGATGTCCGACCTCATCGACAGGTACGAGCGCGAAGCGATGTCTGACAGGGTTGGAGTCGCGGCCAGCGATAGGTCGGTGTTCCGCCGTATACGGGACCGCTGGGGAGCAATGCGACTTGATCAATTCTCGATCGACATGACATCTGTCGAAGTTTGGCTCCAGGAACTGACTGCGATCGGTCGCCATCCGAAGCCGGGACCGAAGGCGCTTATCTCTCCACTTTACCGCGCGAGAGTAAAGAATTTGATGCACAGCCTCATCGAACACGCGATGAAATGGGGCGCTTTGCCTGCGCAGCGGAATTGTATCGAGTTGGTCAGACTCAAAGGCGGCGCCCGAGTCAAAGATATCGTTATCCTCGACGTGGCTCAATACGCAGCTTTGCTCGACGATCCAGAATTACCGGAAGTCGTGAAAGTTCTCATCCAGTTGCTGTCTGGTCTCGGACTCCGCATTTCCGAAGCTCTCGGCCTGCAATGGTCGGACACTGACTTTGAGGCCGGCACCATCCAGATCCAGCGCAGCGTCGTCCACGGCCAGGCGAACGATACGAAGACGGCGAGCTCAAAGACGGTGCTGCCGCTGCATTCCAACCTTGTCGAGGTGTTGAGGGCTTGGAAAGAGCGGGAGGCATTCAAGTCGAAGTGGGTCTTCTGCTCGGAGCGGACTGGACGGCCGCTGGACAGAGATTGGCTGCGTGCCGAATACTTGCAGCCTGCCGGGGAGCGGATTGGCGTCAAGGGGCTTGGCTTCCATTCACTTCGTCACGGATACCGCGCTCTGCTCCGCGAGACTGGTGCTTCTCTCGAAGACCAGAAGGGCCTTATGAGGCACAGCCGCATCAAGACCACCATCGACACTTATGGCGGCGCTGACAATGTGGAGCGGTTGAGGCCGATGAACGATAAGATCATCGAGATGTTGCCGAGGAGGTCTGCTTGAGTACAGAGGAGAAGCTGGATAAGGTTTTAGAATTATTGAATGCGCTCGACCGGCGCATGGCCTACTTGGATCGCTGCAATTGCTTGCAGATGTATGGCTATTCTTCAGGAAGAAAACAGGAAGACGGTTTTGTTCACTGCGATAAATGCGGGCGCTTGATGTATGACCGAGATGGGAACCTGGAAACCTGCCTTAGCACGCAAAAGGCAGGTGCGGCATGATTGACAAGAAGAACTGTAAGCACGTTGTAGTTTACCGCTCCATTGAAGAGTCTGGAGGGTGGTTCTGCACAGAATGCGGAACTGAGTTCTTTCGCTTCGATACTCAACCCGGCAAGATCACCTTCACGCCGTCGCCGGAACCAATGCCCAACATCCGCGATCACTTCGCCATGGCCGCGCTGCAGGGCCTGATGGCGGCTAACTGGAAGGACTGCCCGTATCCGACAGGCTACGCGGAGGAAGCGTACAAGATGGCGGATGCGATGCTGAAGGCGAGGAGCCAATGAACAAGGACGCCCGCATCGCCGCTATCACGTTTCCGATCTGCGGATTCATCGTGTGGTTTCTCTATAACGTTTGGCCGGGAGGGAAATGATGAGCGATAAAAAGATCAAGGTTCCGGATGGCATGCTGGAAGCGGCAATGCGGGCAAGCATGGAAGCTGGCCTTCCAATAGGTCCATCTACGGAATTACGGGTTGTTATTGAAGCCGCCTTGCGCTGGCTGAGCGCCGGGCACATGGATTTTCCTTTGCCGCTTCTTAAAGAAATATTAGAGGCAGTTCCCGGATGGAAACTCAACGAGACTGTCATCCAAAACGTGCTGCACCAGGGATTGCGCCGCATGTTCCTCGCGCCCGAGCCGGAAGTGCCGGAAGTGCCGGAAGAGATCGAAGACTTGCTTTCCTTTGCAGATAAGGAACACTTCGCTGGAGTCGTTGACGAAGGGAAAATTCCTGTCAGCGTATATAAGGCGGCAGTAACCAAAGCCTTCCATCGCGGCCAGAAGTCGAGGCCCGCATGAGCACAATCACCGTCTCCGTTCCGCACGCATTCGCAGTCGGCCAGCAAGTCACCCTCTCAGGCTTGATACCGCACCTGCCGAGATGGGTTCAACGCTGGCCCTGGCAGGACGGCGATCGAGCAATCGTGGCATGGTTCTACCGGATCACCGGCAGGCCACTGCCATCTGACAATGGAACCTTCACGGTTACGGCTGTGACGAACACGAGTTTTGAGGTGAGGTAAATGGCAATCAGCAGTTTCGACATCCTCAAGCGGATGAGCGTGGACAACCTTGACATCCGCCTTTCAACATCGGAAAATCTGCGGAACATGAACGCGGTCCACAAAGGCAAGGACACGGACATTACCATCGGCGTGGCAGGAAACGTGATCGGCGCCGTCATGAACAATGAACTTCACCTGTGCCTGCTCATCTGGAACAAAGAGCAGTTTCAGGCGACTAAGGCGAAGATGGAAGCGGAAACCGCATGGCTCCCATTGACATCAGACATCAAACTCGAAGTCGGCAAGCGGTACCTGCTCTACTGCGATTCCACTCCGCACGACTCCTCATTTCAAGATGGGTCAGTTGAACTTATCCGATGGGAAGAGAACGGCGCTTACCTGATTCAGGGGTGGACTCATTATCAGCCTGTAACTGTTCCCTGATTAATCCCAAAACCGCGAAAAATCGGCCAAAAACGCACTCCCATTTGTATTGGCCGAACACAAGGCAAGTGAAAGGATTGTTGGTGATATGAAGTATTTTCTTGACACAGAGTTCATTGAATCTGGTCCGTATTACTCGATCGCGCTGCTCAGTATTGGCATAGTGGCCGAAGACGGACGCGAGTTCTATGCCGTGAACCGCGAAGCTGACCGCAATCGGGCGAGTAGCTGGGTACTGGAGAATGTCCTACCCTTCCTTGGCGATACGCAGCCTCAAGCTCTTTCGACCATCGCGCTCATGATTCGCAGTTTTGTCGGCGAAGACAAACCGCAGTTCTGGGGATACTATGCCGACTACGATTGGGTGGTATTCTGCCAGACGTTCGGGTCGATGATCGATCTTCCGAAGGGCTGGCCGATGTATTGCCGCGACATCAAACAACTCTGCGACGATCTCGGTAATCCTGAACTCCCGAAGCAGGGCAAGGGCGAGCATAATGCACTTGCGGATGCTCGGTGGAACAAAGTCGCCTACGAGTTTCTTGCCGGATTGAAACCGGTGGCAGAGGTGGCACCTTGAAGATCATCGGCAAAACCGCAAGCGGTCTCCTGGTCGATGCGACCGAAGACGAGATGTGCCGCCTGACCGGATACCAAAACAACTGGTACCGGAAGCATGACGGCAAGCCGGAGATCGGCGTCGGAAGCGTGATCGACATCGATCTAACCTACCAGCACATTCTGAAGGTCAACGGCCTCAAGGAGCAGTTTGAGCGTGCCCGGGCGGCTCTCGACTATCTGACGAGTGGGCTGGTTCTGACTCGCGACTCACTGCATACGGCGTTGACTCCGCCGGAGCCGAAGGAAGAGGTGCAACCTTGACCGACTGGATCGAACAAGCCAAACAACATGTCGCCGACTGCGCCTTTCAGGACTACACCTTCAAAGTTGTCGAATCACAGACAACCGGAGCTGTCTACCTGCAAGGCGTGTACTGGGAGGCCGACACCCTCACCGGCAAGGTCGAGACGCAATTCACCCGCCGCTGGTTCCTGTCGCCGTCCATGGGTAAGAGCGAGATTGTGGCGACGGCCTTCA